ATCGACTGGGACGCTGAACCTCGTCCTCGGCGGCGGCGTCACCGCAGCGAGCCTCGCGACCCCGAGCTCCAATATCGCCGGGACAATCTGTGCGACTTCGGCTGGGGTTTTTCTCTATAATGCCGGGGCGAACTGCTATGCCGGTGGCGGCACCGCGGGCGGCTCGACGACACAAGTCCAGGTCAACACATCCGGAAGCCTAGCAGGCATCACGGGTGTCACGTCCAACGGCACGACGATGACGTTCGCCGACGGCGACGCAATATTGTCCGGGTCGGGGTCGGGAAGCTCCGCGCTTCACACCTCGGCGACTGGGGGCGGCGCAATCACATTCCAGGCCGGAGCGCATACCGTCGCTTCGACGACGCTGCAAGATCAGACGCTCTCCGGCGGGGCGACCGTCACGGCGTACAATCCGACTGCGGGCAACGTCACGGTCGACTGCGGCAAATCGCCGCTGCAATACATCCTCAACACCGGGGCCTTCATCATCACCGCGCCGACGAGCGTGAGTTCGAACTGCGCGCTCGAAGTGATCAACGGCACGACGGCGACCAATGCCGGGGCAGTGACGTTGACGAACTTCTCGGGCAAATCGCCCGCCGGCGCGACCTTCGCGACGACCGCAACCATCAGCGCGGGGACGTGCAGCTACACCAGCAGCTCGGCAAATATCACCTGGACGGCCTCGACGACGGTCCTGCCGATCGGGTCGATGGTGTTTTTAGTCACGTCGGGCAGCTTACCGACGAACTTTGCCGTGGCGACGATCTATTACGTTGTGAGCAACAGCGGCACCGTGGTGACTGTCGCGGCGACGCCAGGGGGTACGCCGATTGTGGCGGGCAGCGCCGGGTCGGGTACGCAGACTTGCTATGAGCCATCGGTTTACGATCTCGTGCTGTTGCAGATCGATGGGCCGGTGCTGGCAACGTGGGTGCCGGTGCAATGATCTTCCGCCGCCGCCATCTCGCCGCCCTCGCGCTTCTCGCGTCAGCCGGGCTGACGTTCGCCCAAGTCGGGCCGATCCCCGGCATGGGGCCGCTGCCATTTGGTGGCGTCACGTGCTCTGACACCTCGCTGCACACCATCACCGCGAGCGGGGCGGGCAGCTACGTGGTCCCCGCCGGCTGCGGTCATGTCACGCCCTTGGCTTGGGGCGGCGGCTCAGCAGGCTCGGGGTGGAGCGGCACGAGCAACGGAGGCAATGGCGGCGGGTTTGCGACGAACTCGGCTTATGTCGTCACGCCGGGCAACACCATCTACTATAGCGTCGCTGCGGCAGTAACAGGAACAACAGGCGAAGGGTCGGCCGGCAACAATTCATGGTTCAATATTTCAACCAATGCCCAGCCGAGCGCGATCGCCAACGGAATATACGCTACGGGAGGGTTTACGAGTTCGGTTTCAACTGGCGGTTCATATGCACCAACTGGGGCGACGGGCTATTCCGGGGGTATTGGCGGCGTGCAGGCCGGCCATGCCGGCGGCGGCGGCGGCGGTGCAGGTTCCGGCGGCCCCGGCGGCGCAGGCGCGGCGAGCGGGACGGCTGGATTGGGGGGAACGCCCGATGGTGGCCCCGGAAGCGCCGGCGTGACAACCAACGCCGGCCCCGGCACGGCTCCGGGCGGCGCGGGAGGCGCCGCGAGTGGCTCGGGGCATACCGGCGGTAACGGCGCGGCGGGGCAGGTCGGCTTCTACTTCTCCGCTTTCCTCGACCTTCCCCCCGCCAACGACCTTGTGGAGACTGCATGACCATCGCGCTCATCGTCACCGGCTCGCAGCCGGCGGCTCCCTCGCAGCCGGCGGCTCCGAAGTGAACTGGTTCGGCACAGTTGCGGATTGGTGGTTCACGCTTATCGTGATTGCCGGCGTATTTCTCGTGATAATAAATTGGGGTTAAAGGGGGTTAAGGATGGTTGCGGAATCACAAGGAGTGAATCGAAATGACTTTTCCTGCTGATGTAGTTGCCGCAGCGCAGTCGAGTGAAAAGGCGTTCTATCCCAAAGGTCCATTCGCATCGGTTAGCCTCGCGCAATGGGCACTAGAATCAGCATATGGTAGTGCAGAGCCAGCTGGAAGTAACAACCCTTTTGGAATCAAAGCTGTTTCAGGTCAAGCCGATGTAGTCGCCTGGACGCATGAAACGCTACATGGGCAATATGTCGCGTTGCCGCAGCACTTTGCTAAATATGTCACTTTGGCAGATGCATTCAACGCGCACGCCAAGTTACTTGCAACTGCGCCATGTTATCATGCGGCCCAGGCTGCCCAAACGCCTGATGACTATGCCATGGCACTCCAGGGAATATATGCCACTGGTATTCCGGGGCATCCTTACGGTCTAGCATTGATCGCGATTATGAAGAGCGCAAATTTGTACCAATACGATGTCGGACATACGGTGTAAGTGACAGGCTTCCGCGCGGCGGGTTCCGGTCGGTCAGCTGCGCGGGTATTCCTCCCGACCGGAACACTGAGGAACTTAAGCCATGAATCCTGATGAAATCGGTAGCGTCGTGCGACAAGTCATCACGCTTGTATTGTCGTCAGCAGCCGCATCGGCATACGTCAATAATTCGCAGGCGGTCGCCATCGCAGCCGGCCTCGGCGCTATGGCCAGTGTAGTGTGGTCGATCTTTGCACATTGGAATCTCAAAAAGGTTCCTGAGAATGCTAAGGTCATTGGTGGATGACTTGGCCCGAGCCCCGGCGGTTTCCGGCGCAAATTGAGGAGAAAACAAAAATGGCAGTCAATTGGGGCAATATCGGGAGCGCGCTCTCTGGTGTAGCATCGACCTTGGCTACGCTCAATATCAGCGGCGCATCGGCGCAGCAGATTCTGAGTTCCATTGGACTTTCTGCCAATCCGAATATGAACGAGGAACTGTCGATCTGCTCGCAGATTCTCCAAGCTACGGGCAATGTTGGGCTGCAAAATGCGCTCGCCATGAAGCTCGCAACCGAACAGGGTATTCCGATTGCTGCCGCTGCGTTAGCGTCGGCTCTCGGGGCGCCTGGCACCGACATCGCCGCTCGTATCTTGCAGATCGAACAGATCATCAAGCAAGGCGGTTGATGGCGGCGCATCTTGCAGTCTTCGCTGTGGCGGCGTGCGTGATTGGAGACCCGGTGATGGACAAGATCGCCGGGGCCTTCCCGCAAATCTTACCACTCGCTATCGCCGTAACTGTTACTGATGTAGGATGCACTATCTTGCTGAGAGCTCCAACATATATGAACATCCTGCAAATTATATCAGATGCGGCAACTGTGACAAGTGACGTGCGCCAGATGTGTGGGGGTCGATCACGATGCTGACTCACGCTGAAATCTGCACACTCGTCGCAGCTAGCTACACACAGAAGCCAACTTGGCAAGTAGCAGATGACATTCGCGCGGTCGGGACGCGAGTCGGCAACGAGTTTGTGGTAGCAATTCCTGGCACTGATGATATTGCAGGCTGGCTGGACGATTTTTCATTTTGGCCTAATCGGTTTCCAACCATTGGGATTTATCACGATGGCTTTGGTAGGTGGGGCCTAGCATTAGCGGCTCTGATTATCCCGAAAGTACCACAGGATGTCCGTCTCATTATCAGCGGCCATTCACTGGGTGGAGCGCTCGGTCTTGTGTTTGCCGCTGTTTGGGCGGCCGCAAAGAACCCCCCAGCAAGGGTGATATTATTTGGTTGTCCTAGGGGAGCTTTTATCGGCAACATCGTCGCCGGACCATTGCAACGCAGCGCTCTCGAACTTGTTGAATATAGAACATATGGTGATCCAGTTCCCAGCCTTCCGCCGTATCCGTTGTGGAAACACGCAAAGCGAGGAACTATGGTAGGAGCGCCAATCCACGCGTTAGCACCATCGGTCGCTGACCACAACATAGCTCTGTATCAAACCGTTTTAGCTTGAAATTGGGCCTAGGTGACAATATGATAAATGGCGAGCGCATCTATAAGTTCGTTGACTGGCATTGGGTGGCGATCGCCTTGGCGACGGTTCTCACTGCAATCCTGGGGTTCTGGGGCAAAACCACAAACGATCGACTGTGGGATTTTTCTTCAATGCTATCGCAACAGACAAAAGCGCTAGAGCATCTTGCCACGGCTTTTGATAACCAAACCGAGGCGATCAAACAGGTCCGTGGTGTTACTGATGAATTGGCACGCGATCAACACCAAGACGAGAAAGAAACCAATGCAGTTGCGGGACAGCTTACGGCACTTGGCGCTAAGGTCACGGCGGATCGGGCTGATTTAGACAGCTATATGGTTCGCACTGACAACAGGCTTGAGCAAATTGAGCGTGGTTCGGGAAGTCGAAAATGAGTGCGGGGGCGGGGTTCGGGGCGACCCCCGGGGCGACAGCCCCGACGGGGCGAATTGGGAGGCATTAGTGGCGTCCGCTATTATGAGACTTATGGGATTTGCCGTCGTCATCGCCGCAGTGGCGTCCGCTTCGCCCTTGAGCGCCCAGACCCAAGCAGTGATGCCGGGTGGGATGGAGCAGTTCAACGACGGCAACGGCGCTCCGTATGCGGGGGGGAAGGTGTATATGTATGTTCCGTACACTACGACTCCGAAAGTGACATATCAGGACCCTTACGGGACTGCGTCCAATCAGAACCCCATCGCGCTCGATGCGAACGGCCGGGCGATTATTTGGGGCAACGGGGTGTATCGGCAGGTGCTCCAAGACCTCAACGGGGTCGAAGTGTGGGATCAACTTACTTATGCGAGCCCCGCAACTGCGGGCGGAAGCGGCACCGGGACGTTGTGGTACGGAACGGCAGTTGGAACCGCGAACGCGATCACCCTGACGGGGCCAACGGGCTTCGCCGCGGGGGACGGCCAAAGCGTAGGGTTCATCGCAAATGTCACTAACACGGGGGCCACGACAATCAACGCCTCAGGGTTCGGAAGTGTTGTCGTTGAGAAGAATACCATACAGGGGTTGGCTGTCCTATCGGGAAGTGAAATCGTAGCAGGGAATCTCGAATACGCGACGTATTCTGCGTCGGTGAATGCGTTCATCCTTACGACGTGGCCGCCGAATCAGGCTTTTGGAGCCCAGGTGTCGCTTGCATCGGCGGCCACGGCGGACCTTGGAACGGTGTTGTCGCGAAATGTGTCGGTGTATGGGACTACGACGATTACGTCGTTCGGATCGTCGGCGTCGATGTTGAGTCCGGTGTATCTGGTGCAGTTTACAGGAGCCCTCACAATCACCGAGTCCACGGCGTTGCTGACGCCCAACTTGCAGAGCATCGTGACGGCGACGGGCGACAGCGCGTTAGTGATTTATCTTGGCTCAGGCAACTGGCAAATCGTGGCGTATTTTCCGGCAACGCCAGCGCCGCAGTTCGTTCAACCGCCGCAGTTTCGCTTGACAACGACGTCGGGTAATCCAATCTCGCCGGCTTCGGCAACCGGTGTTAATACGGTTTACGAAACGCCTTACAACGGCAACCTGATTCCACTTTGGAACGGTACGGCGTTCATCCCGACTGCTTGCGCTGAGATGTCGAATGTTCTGGCGAATTCTTCGAGCGGGAATGCCGGGCCTGCGGCGGCAGTTGCGGCGAGTGTGTATGATTTGGTGGCGTGGAACAACGCCGGGACCTGCACGTTGACCCGGGATGTCGCGTGGTCGACCGTGACAGCTCCGGCGGCGGGCGATGCATTCGCGAGGGTTCGCGGGATCTTGGTGAACTCGGTCAGCATCGCTAATGGCCCCGCGGCGGGGTACGGAACGTTCTTGGGGACCATCACCACTGACGCCGGCGGGGTGACCGTGACGTTTAATCCGACGCCGGCGGCGGCTTCGGCGGGTCCGACGAACGGGGCATGGGTCGGGTTGTGGAACTACTACAACCGTGTGACAGTCGGTGCGACGGCGCAAGACAGTAAAACAAGCTGGTCGGATGGAGGAACGGGCTCGTGGGAGACCGCCGACGCGAGTGTGAAAAACCGTATTACTTATGTAGCCGGGGTAGCCGAGGACGGTGTCGTTGCAAGTTATCTTGATGCAGGCGGGGTGTCAGTATCCTCGTCGATTTCTATGGTTGGCGTTGGAGTGGATAGCGCGACAGTGCAAAGTGCGGCGGCGGCGCTTCCGGTCGGGGCGAGTGGTGGCGGAAACGGAAGCGCAACAGCGACGTATCTGGGGGTTGCTGCTATTGGGCAGCATTACTTCCAGGCGTTAGAATACGCGGCGAGTGCTGCGACGTTTTACGGAACGAACGCAAGTGCGCAAATCATGCAACTTTCTGCGCAGTTGAAGTACTGAGGAGCGGAGTGGGCTTTGCTCCTCATGTGAGCTTCGGGGGAATGGTCCCCCAAAGAGCGGGAGCGTAAGCCCCCGAGGATAGGGCGCGCAGCGCCCCAGGAGAGTGAAATGAGGTTCAAGAGCAAAATCCTCGCGGGGGTTCTCGCGACGGCGATGACAGGGGGCGCGGTGATTGCGCTCGCTGCGGGGTTCTTCCCCAACGTGCCGATAGTCGGCGGTCCGCAGTATTGTTACAACACGGTGAACGGGGCCTGTCAGGGTTATGTGCCGGCAGGTGCGCCGGCGTTGACGGGCTCCGAGACCGTGGCGGCGGACACCGGGCTGGCGTCGGGGCAGTTTCCGCAAACGGAGCTGGTGCCGACGAGCGTGTTGGGGCTTCCGTTCGGCGTGAACCGCCTCGTTGGCGGGGACTTCGATACGAACCTGGGCCAGCGGCTCAGCACGACCAAGGGCCTCGCGACGCTCGCGGGCATCACTGCTACCGCGGCGGTGGTAAGTGCGGATGGATGGTGGCTCTACGGCAAAGGCACCACCAACAACACCGTGACGATCGCGTCGGGGTCGACGGAGGTGTTGCCGGCGCTCGGATCAACCCATGCGCTTAGGGTCGCCCGCACGTCGTCGGCGACTGGGGCTCTGGAATGCGTCGGTCAGACGCTTGATCAGCTCCAGAGTGCGCCGCTGATCGGGCAGAACGCGGTGTTCTCGTTCTACGGCCTCAATGGGGCCGGCATGAGCGCGACGGGTGGCGCGGTGACGGTGGAGATTTCGTACTCCTCCGCTGCTGCGGCCGCCGCGACGCAATCGACGCTCGGGTACGCGGGGTCGCAGGGCTCGAAGTATGCCATCGGCACCAACGCGACGACGTTCGGGTCGTCCGGCCCGACGAACCAGACTGCGGGAGCGCCGGTGCTCGTCGCGGGGACTTCGGGGACGATCGGGACGAATGGGTTCGTTACGATCCCCCTGAGCACTACTTGGGCTCGCTACGCGGTTGCGACGCCAATCCCGGCGAACATCCCGGGCACGACGACTGCGGTGACGGATGTCTCGGTGCAGGTTTGTTTCACCCCCACCGTGGCGACCTCGATCACGACGGACTGGTTCGAGGTCCAGGGGCTTCAACTCGAGGCGAAGCCTTCGACGGTGACGCCGTCGCTGCCGAGTGGCGTGATCACCCCGACGGCGTTTGAGCGCCGGCCGGCGTCGATCGAAGCAGTCATCGAGTACTCCTATTGGTACTTCAACTACGAAAACCAGTCCCTCGTCACGACAGTCGCGTCGTGCGAGAACACCTCGACGTCTGTGGCGAACTGCCTTGTGGTGTTTCCGGTGCCCATGAGGATCGTGCCTGCGGTTTCGTACACGAACGGGTTCCAGGCGTTTGTGCAGGTTGCAGAGACTGGCGTCGGGGCTTGTACTACGTTATCGGCGGCTGCGTCGTATGCAGCGGTGCCGAGCAATACGTCGGTGCTGGTGAACTGCACTGCCACGACAGTTGGTGCGGCGGGTACGGCGAATCAGTTGACGACACTTGGTACGTCGTCGTCGGCGGGGATTATCTCCGCCTCGGCGTTGCCGTAAGCGACGGAGGTGAAGCTTTAGTGTAGTAAAGTCCGCCCCGGCCGTTGTGGTATAATGCCCCTTTGGCCGGGGCAACCTGCCCCTCCTACCGAGCCCCCCATGTCCGGTCCCATCACATTCCCGGCCCCATTCATCCCGCTGTTTGTGCCGAAGCGGTACAAGGTGTTCTGGGGAGGCCGCGGCGCCGCGAAGTCGTGGGATTTTGCTCGGGCGTTGCTGATCCTCGGGATGTCCCCCCAGATTCTCTTTCCAACTAAAACCAAGCTCACCATCCTCTGCGTTCGTGAGTTGCAGAAGTCGATTGACGACAGCGTGCACAAACTGTTGGAGCAGCAAATCCTTGCCCTTGGACTCAGTGGGTTCTATAAGGTCGAGAAGGCAAAGATTTACGGCGCCAACGGGACGACGTTCTCGTTCGAGGGGATCAAGAACAATGTCTCGTCGATCCGATCGTATGAGGGGGTTGATATTTGTTGGGCGGAAGAAGCCAATAACATCTCAAGGTACTCTTGGGGGGTGCTCATTCCGACCATCCGGGCAGACGACAGCGAAATCTGGCTCTCGTTCAATCCCGAACTCGAAACCGACCACACGTACAAGCACTTCGTGAAAGACACTCGATTGGTGAAAGTTGAGGACCCTGTGCGGCGCTTTGGGAGCGAAGCTACACTAAAGCGCCTCTTTGGGGCGGATTTCACTCTTGCGCCAATCACTTGCCCTGTGATGGAATCCACGGACATTCTCTCCATTAAGGTCAGTTGGCGCGACAACCCGTGGTTTGGGGCGGTCCTGCAAAGAGAGCGGGAGAAATTGAAGGAGGAGGACTATGATTCGTACCTTCATGTCTATGAGGGTGCCACGATCCAGAACCTTGAAGGGGCGGTTTACGCGAAGGAACTCCGCACGGCGCAGCTAGAGGGCCGGATTTGCAGCGTGCCGTATGAACCCGATGTTCCAGTGGACGTGTTCTGGGACCTTGGCAAGACAAACAATACGTCGTTGTGGTTTGTGCAGCGGGTTGCGATGCAGTGGCGGGTTCTGTACTATTACGAGGCGAACCGGGAAGAACTGTCACATTACTTGAAGTACTGCCAGGGTCGAGGGTACTTCTACGGGAGCATGTTCCTGCCGCATGACGCGAAGCACAAGCGACTGGGGTACTCGCGAAGCATCGAGGAGCAAGTGCGGACTTCGGGCTATAACGTCCAGATTGTCCCCGCGACGAACGACAACGACGGCATCAATGCGGCGAGGGTGGTGTTTCCGAATTGCTACTTCGACGAAAGCGGCTGCGAGGACGGCCTCAACGTCCTGAGGCACTATTGCTTCAAGACCGACCAACGGGGCCAACTGACAGTTCTGATGAACTCCGACGGCGCCGACGCATTTAAGTACTTTGCGGTTTCGACGAAAGTGAAACGAGCGGGGCAGGCGAAAGCTCCGCAAGGGGACTCCCTGGCTGGTCGCCTTGCGAAGGCCACGTCCGCCGCGCTCGAGCGAGTTGAAGGGGGTCTGGGATGGATGAGATGAGCCGCCGGGGCGAACGCCACCGAGGGGCTTCGCCGGACCTAGACGAACCGTCGCCGGATGTGTTGTCGGATGATCCCGTGGTCCGGGAAGCCCGGAAGAGGTTCGATCGGTGCAACGAGTGGGAAGGCGAGTGGCGGCAGCGCTTCTTGCGCGACATCAAGTTTGCTTACGGGGACTCCGAGAATGGCTTCCAGTGGCCTAACGAGATCCGCAACGCCCGCGAGAACACTGCGAGGCCGTGCTTGACGCTCAATCTTATCCGCGCGCACAATAAGATGATCTCGAACGAAATGCGGAAGAACAAATCCGAGGTGAAATTCATCGGAATGGGCAATGGGGCTTCGCAGGACTCCGCGGATGTGATGCAGGACCTCTTTAGGCACACTCAGCAGATCTCGGATGCCCAGCACCTTGCGCTCCCCGTTGCTCGGTCGTGGGCGGTTGATGGCGGCATCGGCTATGCCCGCCTCGTCACCCGCTATGAGGCCGACGATTCGTTCGACCAGGAAGTTTACGTTGACCCGGTCGATGACCCGATGCAGGTGTTCATTGACCCGGACATCCATGTCGGCGGCAACGCGCTTGATGCGAAGTTCGCGTTTGTGTTCGATGACGTGCCGCGGCAGGACTTCCGGGAGGCGTATCCGGACTTGGTGTCGCGAGTGCGGGGCACCGAGCCCCTCGGCTTGGGAGGGTCCCCCGGCGATCGACGAGGCGAAAGCCACATTCGGGTTTGTGAGTACTTCCGTAGAGTACCGAAGCGATCGGAGTTGGTGAGTTTCCTCCACGAGGGCCAACGGTTTAACTTCCCCCGGGATCGGTTCGAGAGGCTCATCCGGAAGAAAGAAGCTCGAGATGGCATTCTCGATCGGGAGACCACTCGCTTGCGCGAGGTGACGTCGGACGAGGTTGAGTGGTACCTCATCGTCGGTTCAGAGGTGATCGAACAAACTGTTTGGCTCGGAAAGTACATCCCCATCATCCGTTGCATCGGCGAAGAAACCGTGATCGAAGGCCGCCTCGATCGCAAGGGCCACACTCGGTATATGCTGGACGCTCAGCGAATGTTCAACTATTTTTCCAGTTGTCAGATTGAGGGGCTTTCGCTCCAAACCAAGGCCCCGTGGTTGGCCCCAGCGAAAGCAATCGAGGAGCACGAGGCGATTTGGCGAATGTCAAACATCGACAACCCTGCGGTGCTTCCGTACAATCACGTGGACCCCGAAGGCAATCCCGAAGTGCCGATTCCGCCGCCGATGCGGATTGATCCCCCTGCGGCGTCCGCAGGGTTTCAGCAAGCGATGGAAAACTCGCGCCAACAGATCATGATGGTATCGGGACAATACGAGAACCAACTCGGCGAGCCAGGGAATGAGCGTACCGGGGCGGCTATTAACGCTCGGCGATCGCAGAGCGCCACGGCGAACTTTCACTTCCAAGACAACTACGAAGCGATGCTGATTGCGCTCGGGAAGCAACTACTCGATCTTTATCCTAAGTTGTATGACACGAAGCGGATCAAGCGGATCGTGGCGTCGGACGGGCTGGAGTACGATCTTGTAATCGACCCGTCGCTCCGGGCGGGATTCGCGCAGGAGCAGAACTTCCGCGGCGAGGTCATCAAACGGGTGATGAATCCGCTCGTAGGGAAGTACGAAGTCGGTGCGACGGTCGGACCCTCGCACGACACCCGCCGCGAAGAGACCGTGGAGAACATGACGCTTATCCTGACCCAGGCGCCGGGGCTTATTCCGATCTTAGGGGACGTATTGCTGAAGAACATGCAATTTGAGGGGGCGGCGGAAGCGTCGCTGCGGCTTCGGAGGATGGTTCCGCCGGTTGCACTGGGTCAGGGGCCGACGCAACAAGAGCAAGCGTTGCAGGCGCAGTTGCAGGCGATCCAAGGGGCGCTCATCAAAGAGATGGACCTTCACGCGCGGGACCGCATCAAGCTGAACAACAAAGACGACCTCCGTGAAGTCGAGGTGTATGACGCGGAGACGAAGCGCATCGGAGCGCTGGCGAAGCTGCTTCCGACGGATCCGGCGGGGCTTCAAGCACTGATCGCCCAGGCCGTGCAGGACTCGCTCCAGACATCCATTGGGGGGATTATGGACTCCATTAAGGTGAACGCGAAGGGGGACGGTGCGGTGTCGGAGGCTCCGATGCCGGAGCCCGAGTCTCCTCCCATTCCGGGGGCCGCGAAAGCCCCCGATGGCGAGTGGTACTTGACGGATCCGACGCGGAAGGGGAAGTACTTGAAGGTCGCGCCACTGGCGCAACTGCATAAGGTGCCGGGGGCGAACTTGAGGAGTCCAATGTGACCGACGAAACCGACGGCCTTGCGGGGTCCGCTCCGCCTGTGGGATGGCTGCCTCGGGCGGGTGAGCCTTCGGCACTAGCGGCACTGGCGGGAGCCTCGATCCTGGATACCCCTTCGTCATCTGCCGCGTCGCAAAGTCCGCTTGTGGGAGCTTCGCCTCGCGGCAACGTTGCTCCACCCGCTGCGGCCGCTCCGTCGCTACTGACATCCGCGACGGATAAGTTCCTCGTCGGACGCGAGTCTGGCGGGAAGTTTGATGCGACGAACCCTACGTCGAGCGCGTATGGGCTCGGCCAGTTCACGCCCGATACAGCGAAGACTGTCGCCGCGAGACACCCGGAACTTCCGCCCCTCGGTGACTTCTATTCGGGCGACCCGAAGGTCGCGGTGCCGGCGCAGCAGGCATACATCCACGCCCATGCGCTCGATCAGGCGAAAGTGCTCACCGAAGCAGGCATCGCTCCGACGCCACAGAACATCCATATGAATTGGTTCCTCGGGGAGTCGGGGGGTCCGAGGTTCCTAAAGGCGATGCAGGCGAATCCTAACGTGGCAGGCATCGCGCTGGCGCAGCCGGACCAAGTGGCGGCGAACCGAGGAGTGTTCTTCAAGCCTGATGGAACCCCGCGAACGGCTTCGGAGGTCTATGGAGCGATTAACGGCGGGCGCGCAGCGCCTCAAGGAGCGACACCGGTGGCGGAAGCTTCGCCTGCTCCGGCCGCCCCGACCGCCCCGCCGCAGCCCGGCGAGACCTTCCGCGATGAGATGAAACTGAAGCTTCTCCAAGGGATGTTTCCGCAGCACGCGATTACGCCCGTGGAGTATGATCCGTGGAAGTTGGTGCCGAAAGTGTCCACCGCGAAGGTCGATGTGAATCAGGGGGTTTCGTGATGGCCGGACTTATTTCAAAGGGTGGCGGGCTGCGGAAGCTCCACGCGCACGAAGCGGTCTACGCCCAAGCGAAGGAACTCTGCCTGTCGGCGTATGAGGCCCTGATGGGGGAGAACGAAATCTTCGCGGCCTGGCGCGCGAGCCATCCTGGATTTTCCCGGCGTCACCTCGAACTTGCGTTCCTGCAGGCTTTCACGTTCCGGTTTGTCCCGGCTGCGCGGGCCATGATGGCTGCGCGCCTGCAAGCCCCCCTTGACGCGGCGACAAAGGATGCTCTGTATGAGGCACTCTTACTTGACGCTACCCTTTTGCGCGGGCGGGGACGGCCGCTAGCGCCACCTCAAACCAAGGTCTGACCACATGGGTATTACACCGAATCCCCTGGCGCAGACGCCCCCGCAGGGCGGGGCTGACGAGGCCGACGAGACCCTCAAAGCCGCCACCCTCGCCGCGCCTCCGGAGCCCGTAACGACCGCTACGTCGCAGCCGGACGAACCAACGTCGGCCGAGGCCGCCGCGACCGAAGCCGCCGCAAAAGCTGCGGCGGCGGCGAAAGTTGCTGCTGCACCTGCGAAGCGCGACTACGCCGCAGAGCGCAAGCAAGAACGCATTGACAAACTAACCGCGGAGAAGTCCGCGCTGGAGCGCGAAGTAGCGAAGCTGAAGTCCGGTCAGTCTGCGGATGCGGTAGCAGTCCAGGCGGAGATTAACGAGAAGGCCGCGAAACTAGCCGGTGAGAAGGCTACCGAGATCGCGGCGTGGAATACGTTCACTGGGGCGCTAAACGGTGCCATCGCGGAGGGCCAAAAGGAATTCGGCCCCGAGAAGTTCGATAAGGCCGTGGAAGCGATTCGGGGCGTCCGGGACCACACGAACCCCGAGGAGGAATCCAAGTACCTCGGCATGTTGCAGGCGATCCTGGACACTGGGGCTGCGCCGAAGCTGATCGCGGCGTTGGGTGAGGACCCAAACGAAGCTGCTCGTATCATGGGGCTCACCCCGACGAAGATGGGGGTGGAGCTTGGGAAGCTCGCTTTCCGTGATGTCGAAGGCGTCTCGAAGGTTCCGAAGCCGGTGACGCCGATCACTGGGGTCGGGCGAACCCATGTAGCGATCGAGGCGGAGGATCCTGAACGCTCCGACTCCATCGACATGCGGGTTTGGATGGAACGTCGTTCGCAGCACGTCAACGAGGTCAACAAACGTGCGGGACGAAGAGTCATCCCATGAGTGAAACTGAATTCATTCTTTCGTCGCGCCGGGGATTCCTCGGTGGGTTGTTGGCCCTTGTAGCGGCCCCGGCGATCGTGCGGGCGAGTTCGTTGATGCCGGTGAAGGTGTTACCGCCCAAAGAAGTTCTGGATGGGTTGTTTGTTGATGAGGTCTATCCTGTCACTGAAAACACCCTACTCACTGTTCGACAGATCACCCGCGAAGCGATTCGGTTGTGGAAGAACTCCAATCTGTACATGGAAAACATCGAAGGAGAATACGGGAGAGTATTTGGCCCCGACGATGTGAAAATCGGAACGAGATTACGAATTCGTCAGCCGTTGGAACAACAGATGGCCGATCGGATTCCTGATGCGCTCCGCCAGAACTTTGCCTTTCGGTCCTGAGTCCCGTCTGACTCTGCGGGCACGGGGAGGCCCTTAAACTCTCTCGATCCTGCGCTTCGTGAAGCGCTGCGTTGGCCGCATCGGGGTTCGCCACCCTGCCGGAGCGCTTCTGCTCCAATCCCGAAAGGACTTTGGCCGTGGCCAACTCCCTACTTACCATCAATATGATCACCCGCGAAGCAGTCCGGCTCTGGAAGAACTCCAATGCGTTCGTCCAGAACGTCGACATGCAGTATGACGACAGCTTCGCCCTTGGTGGCGCGAAGATCGGCACTGCGCTTCGCATCAGGCTCCCAAATGACTACACTGTGGCGACGGGTCCGGCGCTGAGCGTACAGGATACCGTGGAGCAGAGCACGACGCTGGTCATCTCGACCCAGAAGAACGTCGGGGTGAGCTTCACCACGCTCGACCGAACGATGAACCTCGACGACTACTCCCGACGGGTGCTTGCGCCCGCAGTGAATAACCTCGTTGGCTCCGTTGCGGTGGACATTATGTCCGGCAGCGAAGGTGGCATTTCCAACTTCGTGGCGAACCAGGATGCCAACAACAACATCCTGACGCCCAACGCCGCGACGTACCTCAATGCCGGTGCGTCGCTCTCGATTAACTCGGCGCCGACAGCGAACTGGAAGATTGTCAACGGGCCGCGAACAGAAGCCCGGGTGGTTGCTTCGCTTAGCGGCCTACTGAATCCCCAAACCGAACTGAGCGGCCAGTATATCACTGGGCGGATGTATGACGCGCTGGGGTTTATCTGGATGCGGGATCAGACCGCCATCATCCATACGACGGGCACGTTAGCACAGGGCTCGGCGACAGTGAACGGCGCAGGCCAAACCGGACTCAATCTCACCGTCAACGCCCTTGCAGGATCGATCAATATTGGTGATATTTTCACTGTCGCCGGGGTGTATAAGGTGAACAAGATCACCAAGCAAAGCACTGGCGAACTCTGCCAGTTTGTCGCCACGGCGAACGTAGCGATCAATGCGGTGGTGATTCCGCTCTTCCCAGCGATCATCCCTGCTGTAGCAGGCAACGCGGTGCAGTTTCAGACTGTCACGGCTTCGCCGGCGGCTGCTGCGGCGGTCAACCCCTCCAACGGCCTCGCCGCGAGCACGTCGTATCGCAAGAACTTCGCGTTTGCGCCGGAGGCGGTCACCTTGGCGGTGGCGGACCTGGAGATCCCGAGGGGCGTCCACGAAGCTTCGCGGGCCGAGTTCGATGGCATCTCGGTGAGGATGTTGACGCAGTATATTATCAACACGGACCAGATGCCGACGAGGTTGGACGTCCTTTACGGGTACTTGTGGATACGCCCAGAATGGGCTGTTGCGGTGGCAGATGTGGTGTAAGCCACAAAGAGCTTATCGGGGCGAAGGGAACCTGCATTAGTTCCTTTGGGTGCCAGCCGGCAAGGGGGTGTAAGGCCCCCACTTCTCAGGAGAACCAAGATGAAGAAACCCTCCCCCCACCCCGATGAGCGCGAAGACAAGGCCCTCATCCGGAAGATGGTAAAGTCTGCCGACCTAAAGAAGGGAGCGAAGCCTTTGCCCCCGAAACCGAAAGGGAAGTAACTCCAATGACCCTCAAAAACGGCGATCGCTTCACCGTCTACGACGCTATGGAAGCCTCGGGGTATTTCAGCCGAAATCCCGCGAATGCTGGGGCTCGCGACGCCGACGGCAGATCGCTCTACGCCGGCCCTGTGAAGTTCCCGATGATGTTGTACCATCCGCGGGGCGAAGAGCGGGTACTGGTGCCGGGTACCAAAGAGCGCACGACGTACGGCACCGTCGAGACGTTCGGGGAGCAGTGGGAAATCATCTCGCAAGTCGTGACGACCGAGGTGGCCCTGGCTGAAGCTCTCGCCGAAGGCTGGCATAAGCACCCGGCGATGGCGATCAAGGTGGCCAACGAAACCTGGCGAAAGGAGCGTGGGCTCGCTCCGATGCCGGTTCCACCTATTAGTGCCGGCACTCGCATCGCGGACTTGGAGGAACAAAATCGGCTGCTCACTGAGGCGCTCGAAGAAGCCAAGCGCGTTCAGGCCGCATTGGACGACGACGCGAAGCCCTTCGTGCCAACTTCGCGTGCGGGTTCGGCGGTTGCGAAAGCCGGATTGATCTAAGGGGCTTTGCCCTGGAAGGATTGTCCAAGTGAGCACCCAGAACCCCGTAGCAACTACCTGGGGCGACCTTCTCACTGCGGCGCTTCGCGACAGCGGAGCGTTGGGGATTGGTCAGATCCCGCTGAGCGAGGATCTCCTGGACGCTTCCGCCCGTGGGATGTGGCTACTCCAGCAGTGGGAACGCAAGAGATGGCTCATCTGGCACCTCAAGACCCTGACGGTGCAAGCGACGGGGCAATCGATCGACGGCTCCGGGAACCCCGTTCCGTACACAGTCGGACCGACGGGGCTTCCGGGACCCCCGCCCCAGATTGCCGTCGGCCCCGAAGGCTTCGCGACGAGGCCGAATCGCATCGAGAGTGCGTTCTTCCGGCAGCTAATCGCCGCGCCGAATGGCCCCGTGGACTATCCGCTTCGGGTGCTGCCGGCGCTGGAAGACTACAACATGATTCGGATGAAGGGGCTGACGAATTTCTCCCTGATCGCGTACTACGACGCCGCGTGGCCCTACGGGAATCTCTTCGTTTGGCCATGGCCCCAGGCGGGCATCTACGCCATCGGGATCACGGTTCGGGAGCAACTTCCGCAGGCGTTCTCGTTGGCGGGGAACCCCCTGGCGGTGACGCTGGACATTCCGTTCGAGTACTACCGGGCGCTTGTGAAGAACATCGCGATGGAAGTCCGACCGAAATACGGCATCGGCATGACCCCCGGCGATATCCTGGCAGCGCAAGCCCGCGACTCGCTCGAAACGATCCGCCGGAGCAACACGCAAATTCCGTTGCTGAGCGTTCCGCCTGGCTTGTACCCGCGGCCTGGAATGTATAACATCTTCTCGGACCAGTCCGGTCCGACCTAACCGGCACTACGTAGCCTACGTTAACTTGAAAGGAACTTCCTCGTGGCAATCACCCTGACTAGCTTCCTCAGCTTCTTTGGCAAAACTGGCGCGCAACTCATCGACGCGCTCGACCTTACCAAACTAACCAATTACACCCTTGGGGCTAATATCTCCGTGATCGCGCTTCCGGGTGGCGCCCAAGCAGGTTCGCCAGTGCTGGCATACGCAAACAACGAACTTGACACAGTTGCCACGACGAACGATTCAGTGCAGTTGCCTCCGGCGATTCCGGGGGCCTGGGTGGCAATCAACAACAACGGCGCGTCGACCGCCCGAATCTATGCCGGCATCGCACCGAACGTGGCGAATGCCTATGTGGTCGATCAGATTGTCGCCAACGCGACAGTGGCGCTTACAGCGAATGGAACCTCCCTGACACTGGCGTCGGGCTATACTATGGAGTTTATCTGCACGACTATTGGGATTTGGAAGCGTCAGACCGCGGCGTCGTAAGCAACCCAAGGGGCTTCGCTGGTGTTGCTGGAACTCATCGGCGGATCTTACGCAACCCGGTCCGTGCTGGGGTCCGCCGAACGTTGTGTGAATTTATTTCCCGAACCCCTAAAGGGAAACCCGAACAAACAAACACATTATCCGACTGCGGGGCTAAAGAGCCTTATTGTGCCGCCGAGCGTCGGCGCAGGAAGAGGAATCTTCAGAGCCTCTAACAACAACGGCTACTGCGTTGTTGGGACGAATGTCTACGCGGTTCTTCCGAATAATCGCTTGCAACTCCTCGGAGCGTTGAGCGAAAACTCGTCCTATATGTGTTCCATGCGGGACAACGGCGTGCAAGCGCTGCTGGTTGATAACTCCGCCCAGGGCTATTCGTGGGACATCCAGACCAACACAGGGTTCGCAAAGATTGTGGACCCCACAGGGGCGTTCTTTGGGGCCACCCGAGTCGACTTTCTGGATGGCTACTTGCTGTGGAACTATCCGCTGACGAACGAATACGCCTGCACAACGCAAGGCGCATTGGCATTCAATAACACCCTCGTCGGCGTAAAGGATGGCTACCCAGACTTCATCAACACTTTCGTTGTGTCGCAGCGGGAAATTGTGCTACTCGGAAACACTCGGGGCGAAATCCACTACAACGCCGGGAATCCGCTGTTTCCTTTCGCCATCCTCCCCGGCGCCTACATCGAGTTCGGCTGCATTGCGCCCTACAGCATCGCCTTTATCGACAAAGGCGTGTTTTGGCTTGGTCAGAGCGAACTCGGCGCTGGGATGGTGCTCCGCCAGTCGGGGTACCAAACCCAAATCGTGTCGAACTATGCGCTCTCTTATGCCATCCAACAGATGACACAAATCTCCGACGCGGTGGGGTTTGTGTTCATGCGGGATGGGCATATGTTTTACGGGCTGACGTTCCCGGCGGGAAACCAAACCTGGGTGTTTGATGTGACGCTAGGGAGTCCCGAAACTGGTTGGCACCAAGAGGCATTTCAGTTTCCTGACGGCACGTTAGGGCGTTCTCGCATCAGCGCGATGGCGTGGGTGAACGGGGTTAACATGGGGCAGGACTGGCAGAACGGCACCATCTACAACGTCACCCCGGACTACTTCGCGGCGGATGTTGACTTGGGTGACGGCCAGGGTCCCATCGCTCGGTCTATTCCACGCATTCGGACGTTCCCAAAGGTCGAGGTGGTCGGCGGGGGCTTTGGTGGCTCGGGACAGGGCGCGGCTCTGGCGGACGGCAAGGGCATCAAACTAAACGGCTTCATGGCGGAGTTCCAGTGTGGCGACGGTCCTGTGGGGCCGAACAACGCCCCACCTGAACTTGCGCTGCGGGTTAGTTTCGATCGGGGACGAACGTTTGGGCAGAACATCCTCCAAACTACGGGCGACGTTACGCAAAGGGGCGATGCGATCGAAGCGTCCTATCGCATCCAGCCACAGTGGCGGAATCTAGGCGTCGGAAGGTGGCCAGTGTTTGAGTTGAGTTGGTCCTTTGCAGGGCCTTCGGCTCTGAATGGGGCGTTCTTGGACGCCCAGATTTTGGCGGTTTGAGGGAGCTTCGCTGATGGCAGCCGCACAACAAGCCGGGATTCCGCTCAACCAGGGGGTTGTAAGTGACATTGCGAACCCGGACTCCACTTTTACTTTTGCCCAGCCGTGGTTTTATTTGTTCCAACAGTTGTGGCGGAAGCTGGGTGGGCAGTATTCGGCCCCGCAGAACATGGTCTTTGCGCAACAAACCTCGGCGGGGCCGCCGGCTGTTGTGACGTTCTACAATGTAAACACAGGGGCGGCGGTTGGGCATGTTACTCTCACCTGACGGGGGGCCGCCGAGGCCGTTCGTGGTATTTGCACTTCCGCGAAGTCGCACAGCATGGCTTGCGCATTGGCTTACTGCACCAGATCATCCAGTAGGGCACGATACTATAATCGAGTGCAATCGGCTTAGTGATTTTGCGGAAAACTTTACAAATGGAATGCGCGGAACAATTGAAACTGGCGCAGTGGAAGGATGGAGACAAATTATCGCCGCGTTTCCACAAGGAAGGTTTCTTACAATTCGGCGACCACTTGAGGAAGTACACCAGAGTCTTATGCGGTTTGGGTTGGATGTGAAATTGGAACTTCTTCAACGTGAAGCGTTGCTAAACGAAATTGAGGCAGAAGGGTTTGCTGAAAGAGTAGACTTCGTAGACTTGCGCCAGCATGGATGTAGAAAATGGATCTGGAATTACTTGCTACCGGAGTTTCCTTTTGACGTAGAACGTGATATAATGCTTGCGCAAGTAAACATCCAAGTTGATATGCAAGCTCGTTTGGTGCAACTTGCTGGGCGAGCTGCTGCGATGGTTGTGTTAAAAGAGGAACTTCTTTGTGCCACAAATTGATTTTCGTGTCGAGCATTGGGACGAATTTTGGCCCGATGCGGCGGGACTTGTGCAGGAGGAATTTGACGAACATGCGGTCGAGTTGGGACTGCGGAATCCTCCGGTGCCGGATACTGCCATACTAAGCGCTATTGAACAACAAAGACGACTTATACTAACTACCGCGAGAGTGAATGGTGCGATTGGAGCATACTTGGCATGGATAGTCGATGTAGATCTGGAAAGCAAAGGTCATACGGTTTATCGTCAAGGGCCTTTTTATTCCTCTAAGAGATTTACGAAGTACTCCCTCGGAGTGCGGCTTTTACGGAAATCACTAGAGCTTATTCGACATAACTCGCTAGAGGCCGTTGAAATTGAATTGCACCATCCTCCTGTAGGCCGTGGCGCTAAACTGCGAGGAGTGTTTACGGCATTAGGGGCAATTGAAGTCGCGGTACATTATCGACTCAGAGTTTCACGAAAGGACTGAATATGCCCAGTATTTCGCTTCCTGCAGCAGCTATTGGAGCAGGGGTCCTCGGAGCAGGGGCTTCGATTTACGCCGGGTCCGAGCAGGCTTCCGCGGCAAAGTCCGCCGCGAATACGTCGCTTGCTGAGGCGAATAACTCCAACGCACTCATTCAGGGCATTTATGACTCCAACAAAGCCATGATGAGTCCGTTCGTCAACGCCGGAACGTCCGCGTTGACGCAGCTTCAAGGGCTCACTGGGACGAACGCCGGAGGAAACCCCCTCACGGCGTCTCTGACGGCCCCGTTCGCGAGCACGCCGGGGGGCCAGTTGTCCGCGCTCCAGCAGACCCCTGGGTATCAGTTCACGCTTCAGCAAGGTGAACTTGCGACGCAGGCGGGCTCGTCCGCCCAGGGGATGGGCTCCGCAGTCGCGGGGGTGGGGTCCGGACAGACGCCGGGGATCGGTCCGTCGGGTCCACTCGGAAAGTCCCTCGCGAACTACGCCAGCGGCCTTGCTGCGACGACGTACCAGCAACAGTATTCGAACTATCTGACGCAGAACCAACAAATCTACAACATGCTGGCGGGGCAAGTGACGCAAGGCGTGAACGCTGGGAGTACAGTCACACAAGCCGGCACCGCCGCAGGGGGCCAGAGCGCAAATGCGCTGCTAACGGGTTCGGCGCAGTCCGGTTCGTTCGCCACTGCCGGAGCAGCGGCGACCGCAGCGGGGGTCACTGGCGCGGCAAGTTCGCTCGGAAACTCCGCGCTGCTTTATGGGATTCTGGGAGGGGGCTCCGGTAGCGGTACTAACTCCACCAGCTCCAACGCGCTCACCTAACAGGAGCTTCGTTCGATGGCATCAAATTCTCCTCTACTAGGCGGGACTCCTCCAGAGGGGGTTCCGGCAGTTCCATCGCAGGGGGCTTCGCAAGCTGGGCCGACGGCCCCCTCGCCGCCACCTTCGCTGCCGACTCAGATGCTTTCGCAGGCCCAGGGTCGCTACGACGCGATGAAAAAGGCCGCAACTCAGCTCGCTCGGACCCGCAAGGGCCTCGATGCCCTCGTCGCAAAGGGCGACTCCGTGACGTCCGACGACGTGCTTGATGAGATGGCGGACTTGGTCGCCCACGGCGCGGACCCGAAGGCCCTTGCGGCGATGGTCGCCGGAAATACCCAAGCGGGCGTCGGCCCAATGCCGCCGAGCGGGGAGCCCCTTGCGGGGTGGCTACGAAACGCCGAGCAAAGCATCATCGCCCCGGCGGAAGCCCAGTTTCGCCCGGCGCTGGCGCTGGCGCAGCACCAGCTGGGCGTTGCAGCGATGCATCGGCTTATCGAGGCGCACGTGAAGTCGGGAGCGACGAACGCCGGGGCGGCATCCCCGGCGCTTGCCAGCGGAGGCTCTGTCGTCCCGCAGCCGAATACTCCGGCGCCGGCGTTGCTCCAGTAACCGCGGCGAAGTTCGCTCGGGCTTCGCCCCCCTCCTGTAGAAGGCCCTGCCACGATGGTCGATGGCGCAAACCCCACAATTGATACGAATCTCGGCCCGGCTCCGATGGGAGCTGCTGGTGCGGTTGGCCTGATGAGCGACCTTGCTGAGATGCGGAACCGACAGAACACTAATGTGCTGTTCCAGCAGCAGATGTCTGCGAGGCACCAACTTGGCGAAGATCTTGCGGTTTGGAGTGCGCAGGGACTTTCACCTGAAGAACAAACTAAACGAGCGCAGCAGCAACCATATTCGGTATTTGTCACTCCCGAGATCAGTAACATAAGCGGGGTACAGAAGAACCAAGTTGAGATTGCGGAAGCTCGCGAACGAATGATTAACAACGGTCTTGGTCCTCTTGCCCAAGCACTTAACGCATCGGGAGGTGATCCAAAGTTGTTGGATACTTTGCTCGGTTCGGTAATGAAGAGCTATCCGCCTGATGTTCAGAAATCCTTGCAACCAGCATATGATGGAATGAAAGCTAGTCTTAACGATGGGCTTCCAACAGATCCTGATGCTGCGAAGGCAGCACAAAAAGCCCGTGCGGCACGTATCGGGGCTGCGTTTGGGGTACCATTAGATACAGCTTACAGCAACGTAGATACTGTGAAACCGCAAACGGTAGTGATGCCGGGAGGTGGTGTTAGTCTTATTGGTGGAGTGCCGGGGCAGACTTCTCCGCCGCTAGTGCCAGTGGGAAGTCCTCTCACGACTGCGCCGCCGGCGACGAAGGCTCTGGACGGATCGCCCCTGTTTGCACCGGATTCTGCGCTTCCGCCGCAGTTCAAAACGAACCTCACAGGGACCAAGGCGTTTCAGTCAACGCAAGCTGAAGCGGTCGCGAACGAAGCCGCGAAGCAGTGGCAAACAGACCAGCCCCGCTACGAACAAGTCGCCCAATCCAATGCAACAATCGGAAACATGCTTGATGAGTTCCGAACCACCTCGAAGGGTGGTGGGGTACTTACGCCGGGATTCGCAGGTGAGTCACGTGCTATGTTGGCTAACGCGGTCAATACATTTTATGCCGTATTTAACCCTGGTGCTCCACCTCCAGTGGACCCTGTAAAGATGGCAGCGTCTGACGCAGAATCCAAGAATGCACATCAGTTGGCGTTCCAGGTTGTATCGCTAGCGACAGGACAAAGCCGCGAGGCATTAGGAACCCTCCAAATGGGCTACAATAGCGTTCCAAATATGGATAAAACGCCGCTGGGCAACGTCGTCGTCGGCGAGGTAATGCAGGCAACCGGAAACTGGTTGCTTCAAAAGCAGCAATTCGAACGTGATTGGATGTCACGAACTGGCGGGGACCTCACGAATGCCGCCGCAGAGTATCTGAAAGAACATCCTCCTGAGAAGGTAATGGATGCCGTGTTAGGGACTCACGGCATTGGCCCCAACGGGTATACGTCCCACGCTGCGTTCCTCCGCGATTTCCACGATGGGTTGCTGACGTCTGGCAAAGAAGCACCATTGGAAACCGCTGCCACAATCGCGCATGATAAGGGCTGGATCACCGACAACCAGTTCAAAGCCTTGAAATCAGGAGGGTTTAAGCCCTCCGGCGAGGGGAGTATTGTTAAATGACTGAACCCCCTATGAGCGGGATGGACCCCCCAGCGTCATCCGACGACATATGGAGTGCGCTCCAGAGTGGTCCACAGGGATGGAAGGCCCGAGCTGGTGGAACTGGCGAAGCTCCACCAGACGCCACGAATGACGACGTTATGAAGGCCCTCCAGAATGGCCCCCAAGGTGCTCCTGCGATCGCGTCGGCTCCGTGGTACGAACACTACCCAGCGATGGGCCTACAAACTGTAACAAACGCATTAACGAGCGTTCCAAACACTGCAATTGGTGGTTTCAACTGGCTTAATCAGTCCGGGGGGCTTATGGGGGGCAGCATTGGCGGTGAACCGTGGAAGCCTATACAAATTCCCGAAATCCCTCAGATGAACCTCGGCAAAGTTGCCGAGCCACAGGGGGCCCTAGAGCATCTTGCAACGGCTGGGCTCGGGGGCACCGCTACCGCGCTTGAGTTAGGGGGAGCTGGTGATATCCCGGCGATCCTGGAGGGCTCCGGGAAGGAACTTCTTAGCGAAGTTCCGGCACTGTTGCGCCAAGCAGGGATTCTGGGAGCCATTCCAGGGGTCGCCGCGGAAGGAGCAGACCAGCTTGGGTTAAAGGACGCCCCGCCGTCGATTCGTCAGGGCCTCGAAATCGCCACCGGAATGGTTGCCGCAATTGCGGCGCATCGATTCGCGGGGGCTAATCCCTTCGAAACTGTCGCAGCGAAGTTGGGGTCTTCTGAGACTGCTGAGCACGCTGGCGACATCGCGCAGCAAGCAACTCGGGATTGGCGGGCAGCACTGCCAGACAAGATCGAGGCCCTCAAAGGGATCACTCGGGGGCCAATCACGCCAGACGGCGATGTTATCGGGGATAAACTCTTCGGGAAAATCCCGCTCGACACTGCGACGGCGGATATGTCTGAGACGATGAAAATCGCGGCTTCGTTGAATTCGAAGTTGGGGATTTTCGGAGGTTCGGGGGGGTTTCCCGAAGTCTTTGGCGATAACATGCCTCCGAGGGTGAAGTCGTTGCTGGACCGCCTTGCGGTAAAGAACAACCCCATTGTGGAGTATCCGTCCAAGGCGGAAGTTCCTGGCGGGGTCAAGTCCGCCGGCCCCGTGAACGAAGTTCCGCCCCAGATGACTGGCGGTCCGATGCCGCCTTATGGGCCAACGACGCCGACCCGAGCAGACACGTTGCAGGGCCTCCAAACTGTGCCAGGGCCTTCGGACACTGGCGCTCGGGCGGTCGGCCCTGCCTTGCCGCCAATGTGGGAGCCTCCGAAGTTTGAGATCCCCCAGGGCACTATCACGGGCTTCAAGGCCCCGATCAAAGATGTCATGGCGCTTCGGTCATACATCGGCGAGATGACTTCGCGAGGGGTTTTCAAGGGTTCCGAGGCCGTGCAAGTTGACGCGCTCTATAAGGGCCTTACGGCGGACCTAGGCAACACCGCGAAGAACTACGGTGCCCTGCCGGAGTTTAACGCTTACAACACCGCAGCGTCGCAGTATTACGCCGATGGCGCAAAACTTAGCAAGTTCTCCAACGACGATAACCCGATCAAAGATACCGCGAAGCCTGGCGAGGTTGTGTCGAGCCTCTGGGGCCGGATGGCCAAAGACTCTGGGGACATTGCGACGATTCGGAAGCAACTTTCGCCAGTGGCGGATGAAATCGGTGCGGCGTATTTGAGACAGAATCCGTCCGGATTTTTGAAGCTCCTTAAAACAAATCCCGACGCCGCGAAGGCGTTGGTGCCAAATCCGTTTGACCGTCTGGCGCTTAGTTCTGCTTCGCCGGAGACGTCTGCGTTGCTTGCTGAGACCAAGAAAACCTCACACTACGCTGAGACTTCGACTTGGGGTGGTGCGGGGTTTATGCTTGGAAACCTACTGGAGTCTTACAACGCTACTCACACAGGAACCCCGCTGATGGGACCTTACGCAGCCGCCGTGACTTCGGCAGTTGCGCCTACGGTGCTACGCGGTATCGGGTCGATTGTGAAGAACCCCCGCGGGTTGAAGATCCCAGCATCCGGCGCTGCCGCGGTATCGCCGCTATTGAGCCAACCAGATACCAAAGAATGAGTCCCTTCGCGATATAGGGGACTGCGACGAATGCGAGGATGATGATCATTGCATCCTCCCACCTTCGGTTTCCGGCATCACCGTCGCGGCGCTTTCGCGGACTCCCTCCGCGACGCGGTTGAAGAAGCCGCCGAACTCCCGCAGGAAGTCCGATACGACCGCCGGGACCATCGTGACGGACGTCCGGGGGACCAGAATTTCCATTGCCTCGTTCGTCCCGTCGCCCTTCGGGACGAGTTGTTGTTCGAAGAATGTGACACGAAAAACCCCATTAATGTAGGTGAACCGAATGCAGTTCACGTATAGCGACGGGACTTGGAACGCTAGGGGAAGTTGTGCAAGCGGCACTGCGTTGGGTGGCATCTGGGTTAGTCCTTTTTTGAGTCCGCAGGATTGGGCTCGACCTTGAAGTCTTTGGGGAATTTTATCCGCAGTTGTGTACCTACTTTCCACTGCGGGTCCTCCACGTACTCCAGACTACGTATAAGTTCGTCTTGTTCTTCGGATATTCGTGCGAGACTCTCATGAAAGAGTCTCTCAGCGATTCGGCTTCGCAACGTTGTCGCCTCTCTGATCAACTTGCGCTCGGGTTCGCTTAGTTGCGAGAGACGCCACTCACGGTCGTCGGGAAGTTCAGGAGGTACCTTGCGTTGGATTTCTTCGATCAATCCTTCGAGCGCTGTGATCTCGTCACGGAGCCCTTCGATCTTTGTGTCGGCTTTAGCAATCGCCGCTGCACGTAATTGGCGGGTTTCTTCAGTCATCGTAGGGGAGGTCCTTTCGGGGGTGTGGGGGCTTGCCCCCACCAGGGGGTTATGGTGCCACTTTGGCCGGGGCGTCTGTCACTTACTCCGCTGTTCGGAACTGTTTTGCAAGGGGCTTCCAGAGGTCCGCTCCTTGGTCGACACATTCGATCGCTCGGGTGCGGACGGCCAGCGCGAGGGTCCGTTCGACCTTGTCCGCCGTGATGCGCTCGCCGATGAACTCGATGATGCGGCCGCCGGGAATGGGCTTCGCGGACTTGCGGTAAGCCCCGACGATCCAGTGGTAGAGCTCTTCAACTATAGCCCAGTCGTTCTTCCCCTGCATAGCCCTGAAAACCTCGGGCATTTTGCCTTCGATCTCAAAGAGCCACTCTAGTGCCCGTTCGATGTCGATTTTGTCGATCCCGCTGAGGTCGATCTTGCGGGACACTGCGGAAATGCCGGCCAACTTTTGGATGAATCGGGCCCGTTCGGTGTTATAAGGTATCATCCGCGAATGCGTTGGCACCGGCGGCTCGCCTGCGAGGACCCATTCCTGGAAGTACTTCCGGGCCTCGGGGCTCCACCGCAGTTCGCCCCACATGACACTGACGCGGGCGAGCTTTTCGAGGATCCTCTTGCGGAGCACAAAAGGGTCCGGGTACTCAGTGAAAGGATCACGTATCCTCCGTTCGGCTGAGTAAACCATCACAATCCTCCGCGCAAGTCCCGTTGCCCAGACTTCTTCCGGGAACACCGTCGCGAAGTACGAGGGCTGGACCCCTGCGAGGATGTTTAGTTGGGGCTTCTCAATCTCGACCAACTTCACGTTGAACCGGCGTTCCTCGACGTGCCGCGGCGGGGAGTTCCAGATGCGCTCTAGCGTCCCGATGTATTCCATATCGTAAGCCGGGAGCAGGACCTTGAACTCCTCCGACGCCACCAAGAGCGAATGGTACTCGACTGTTTCGCCCTTCTCGTCAAGCTTCACTTGGCGTGCTCGCCCGAGGGCGTCGATGAGGCTCGCCTTAGTGAGGGAGTCCGACGCTACGTGAAACGACTTCGCTTGCGTGAAGGGATCCCGCGTGGTGTTCCAGAATTCGCGTACGGTTTCCACAATGAACTTCCCGGTGCCGGACGGTCCGACGAGGAGGACGTAGAGATTGCAGTACGTCCGGTTCATCCCGGTTCGGACCCATATCTTGCGTTCCATCGCGCCGGCGACAAGTGCGATGCCGGACCACTTGCGGTAAATTTCGGGCGACCTGTCGTCCTGCGTGGCGGACGTGTAGGCGAACCAATCCGTGATGAGATCATCCGACACACTACTTCGTCTCCCCCTTAGCGGAACCTCAGCATCACGTCACCGTCGCCCGCACCTGCTCCGAAGCCCATCCCAGGGAACCTAACGCGGATGCGGGGGTCCTTCGTTCCGAGTTTCCACTTACGAAGCCCATCGGGGTTAGTAGGAGTTTCGACGCCCCAGTTCCATCCGACTTTCGCATCGCCTGGCACGACATAACGGCGACCGCTGGGCGACCGAAGCTCTACCTTGATGAGTTCGAGCACGTGGGACATGATTTCGTCCTCGACCTTTGGGCCCTCGTCACGGAACTGGAACACAATACTGTCGAATCCCTGCGCGAGGAGGCCTGCCCTCGGCTCGCGACACCAAACGCGCCACATTCCGAGGTTCATCCGTTGCGCGGTGGTTCCTTGGGGTTGAAACGCGATCGCTTCGCGGTGCGTCGCAGGGTCGTTAGGGCGGCCCAGGAAGGTCCGGCGGAACCCAAAGAGCGTCTGCAACGTGCCTCGTGTCTGAAGCTCTGTGATCGTCCAAGCCCACCACCTCGGAATGCAGCCGAACGCCGGGGACACGGAAACCCCATTCACCAACCCCCCGCGACAGTATCGGACCTGAAACTCCTCAACTAGGTGGAGGGGAATTTTGAGCCTCTTCGCAAGTGTGTAAGCGGTTCCCATATAGTTTGAGCCGTGCCCTCCGCGCTTTGCAACATCACGGTAAGTAAAATTACGATAATAGATTGTATCAGCAAGCGCTCGGTCGTGGCGGGGGTCCCCTGTCCATGCTAGCTCGGGCCAGACCTTGCGAGCGTTGTTCGTGTGGAAGTCACTCGACTCCGTCGCGTCGAGCAGGCTCCAATCATCGAAAAGGCACCCACAAATAAACCCCACGTCGCGAGCCTCGACTTGTTCGAGGTCTACATAACCGAGTCGGAATCCGGGGTCGGCTTGGAACACGTGGCGGAGCGAGGGATCGATGTTCTGAGCATTCCGGCCGATGCCGAAGGCGTTGGCGCTGCTGGAAGGTCGTCCTGTTTCAGTTCCAACAATGTTGTAACCTGCCCTGAACCGTCCGTCATTGTCAAGGTCACACTCGAAAACCTCGAGTTGCTTGGTGAGGTCTCGTATCGACAGGATAATATTGATGAGGGGGGTTGCGTGGATGTAGTTCTCCGAAAGTTTCTCTAGCGCTTCGCGATCGACGGCCACATGCCTCGCTCCTTTGACGGACTTCCATTGCTCCGGGAGGTGCATCACATCGTAGAAGAGCGTCTTGAGTTGCTTGGTCGAGGCGTGGTTCAGTGACGGGAGCCCGAACCCCCCAGTGACAACCCGTTCGAACTGGGCGCCGAGGGTGGCAATTCGGCTTCGCAACGCTGTTGCTTCCTCGTACCGCCCAAACGCATCGACGGCGAATCCCCGGCACATCATGTCGAGGTAGGGTGCTTGCAAGGCGCGCGTGAACGCATACTGGGGTTCCCACGTCGAGGCGGTCGGAGCGTAAGTCCGCTTCACCTCGGTCAGGATTTCCGCCGTGAGGCAACAATCCAGACCGTTGTATATCTGTGCGGTCTCGCTCGGAGTGAACCCGGCGTTGCTTTGGTCGATTGTCGAGGTGTCAACTAGTCGGGAGGTCATTTTGGGGTCCCCTCGATCAGTGCCAACGCAGCCCCGAGTGGCCCTAACATCGTCCCGTCGAGTTCCTGCGAGAGTGCTGCCATAATCTCGCTTGATGGAACCCCGTGCTGCAACGCTATGCTTGCCAGAGTCGCCATGTCTTTCGCGATGAGGTTCATCGGATCTCCTGGCTTCGCCACGTCGATGAAGAATTCCGCAAGCGCCCCGTCGAGCTGTCGGGAGTACGTCACGATGTATGTTAGGTTGTCATGCACAAACTCAATTGTTTCCGCTAGTCGGCAATTTGGGAGTTTCACTCGGGGCATTGGGGTTTACATCCTGTGTTTAACAGGGTGTTGCATACAGTTCCAAGTCCACCCAATACGCCGGACGGCGAGGCCGTCGAGTGGCCCAAGACCACAAATGCGACAAACAATCTTACGTGGGAGTGGTTTACGATACTTCTGTGAAGCTTTAAATCTGGCCTCAATTACACTCCACTCGGCGGACTCGGTGGAGGCGGAAGTAGAACGCATAAACTCAGCCCCGACGAACTCATCCATCTTGCCCTCCTCACTTTCGCCCTCCTCGCCCTCGATCGCTTACTCATCCGTTTTCGCCTCCTCGTCTTTCCCTCGCTTCCGCATGAGCTTCCACGAAGGCTCGTTCGTGTAGAGCGACCCTAAAAACCCCAAGCCCTTCCGCATTTCAGGGTGAATCGCGTGGTGGAGTAGCATTGTGTCGTCCGCGGCGTTCCGCACGGCGAAGCCGTCCCGAAGGAGCCACTGAATGTCGTAAAGGCCGTTCTGGAAGAGCTTCGGCCACGGCGACGCAAGGATCACTCGGACGAGGTGGCGTGCCGCTAGTTCGTCCGCCGCGGTGCGCCAGTAGGAGCGATACAAAGGGGCGTCCCCAGCGACCTCGACGAACGGGACCACGAGGCCATTCGCCCGGCCAACGGCAAACCCGACGGAGGTGATTTGGCCACCCTTGGTTTCGATGTCGCACGAGACATGCAACCCCCGCTGGCGCAACGTGGCTTGTGCGTGGTTCCACCATTCGCAGATGTCGTCTAGCTCGGGAGAGATGAGAACGTGGCGCGACGGGCGGGCGAACGCTGGAGTTGCGCTCTCCCTCCACGCCTTAATGAGGTCTGCAACGGTCACACTCCGAGCGCTCCATTGGCGCAAGACGTAAGCAGGATGAAATGTCGTGATCAGTTTTGGCGGCCCGGGCATAACGGTCCCGCGCACGGCGCTATGTGTCGCCGCTTGGTCTTGTGGCAGGCGTAGGGCGGCCGTCAGGCCCCAAAGGGACGCGGCCCCCAGCGCCACTACCAGATTCGGCGACGCCGCTGTAACCTCGTCCCTGAGGCGGGCTAAGTGTCCGCAGAACTCCTCCCTCACGTAAAGGTGCCTCGGACTTCGGACGAGGGGCGGTAACACTCGCCCGGCGAACACCAGCCCCTTCCCGGTCGGCCCACACAGTGCGTCGAGTTTGTTGTCTGCCGGTCGGAGGTTGAACACATTCGTCAGGGCAATCCCCGCCCCGCGGAGCCATTCTTCGCGCTTAGTGAGGAACAGGGAGTCGTTCGCGTAAAGCACCCGCTTCACGGCATCGTAGTCCGGTCCCGGCGCTATGCGGGCGTCGCCCAGCATCCGGAAGAACTCCTTCCCGGAGTGCCCGATGAAAGGCGCCTGGAGGAGTTCTTCGGACTGGCCCCACGCCTCTCCGACGAAGAGGATACGCGGCTTGCGCGAGCCACACCAGGCGGCAAAGGGTTCGGAGGGGCTCACTTTCCGAGACTTTCGGTCGCCGCCGCCGCCCCGGTCGCCCGCCGCAGAGCCCTCGCCCTTAGAAGCGCGGTGTTTGCCGTCCGGGCCATCTCGGGCGAAACTTCAAGCCCCAGCACCCGTTCCGCCCGCAACGCCTCGGCGGCCCGGAGTGCGCTTCCGGAGCCGCAAGTGGGATCGAACACGCGGGAATGCTCATCGCAGAACATCCCCATGAAATACCTCAGCATCGGCTCGGGCTTCGCGCTCATGTGGAGGGAGTTGTCTGTTGGGGCGGAGTAAACATCCGAGACGTACTTCACGATGGGGCGGTCTCCACGGCCGCCCACTAGGCAGGTTTCATAAATATGGCGGGGAGTTCCGGGCGTCATGAACCCCGCGTTGTCGGACTTGTGCCAAACGAGCGGGAACCGCAAGAAGGCGAAGCCGGGAACCCGGCCAAAGGCCGCGCGCGTCATGGCGTCAATCTCGACCCGGTTCGAGTACCAAAACATCACATGGCAGCTTTCGCTGGCGAAGCGGTCGAAATGCGTCACTAAAGCTTCAAGTAGCGCCGTATAAATCTCGGGGGTATCGGAGTAAAGTTCCCCTACCTCGCGGTGGAGCGCGTTGGATCCCGACTTATGTGTCAACTCCCCGAGCGCAATGCCGTAAGGGAAATCGCAGTGAATGAGGTTGAACCGAGGGCCGGAGTATGTTGGAACCCATTCCAGGAAGTTGGTGTTCAGGATTGGGAGTGTTGGTGTTGGTAGAGTTCCTCCAGCGCCGCCGATGCTATTTCGTTGCGTTTGCGGAGGTGGGAGTTCAGTTCCTGGAGTTCCTTGATGATCATTACTAACATAACTCCCGTTGGAAATAGCCCCAATAACAAAGTCGTTAGTTCCATTGGCTTCGCCTTCCTCCTCCGTCGGGGTCGCCTCGCCCAACCACTCTTCGAGTTTGTTCGATTGCGCCCGTTTCTGGCGTCGCTGGAGCATGTTGTATGCCTCGTTCACGGTGCCGCATCTGCGGACGCCGTCGTCGTGCCAGAACTCGTTGATGAAATGATACTTCGCTACAAGCGACCCGTCACCCCACCCCAGCGACAGCCCGGTTTGTTCGAACGTCTGTGATGGGTCCTCTTCGGTGAAGAGCGTATGGAGCTTGCAGACGCTCTGGCAGGTCTCCTGCCATGTGAGATCGCAGCGTTTCGCGTTCTCTTCGAACTCGATGATTTGGACTTCACTCGCCGAAGGCGAGCGCGCAAAGCGAAACGGAATATCCGCCAGCCCCAGCATCAACGATGCTGCGTACCTGCGTTCGCCGGCATAGAGGGTATGGTAGCCCCGAGCGTCCGGCACTTCTTCGAGGATCACCGGTGCGAGGACCCCCCGCAGGGCTATGCTCTGCAAAAGTCCCCCCGCTTCCGGGTTCGGGTCGCGACGCTGGCGTTCGTCGCGTTCAACCCAAACGCGCTCAAGGGGCATTCGGCCGAAGATGTTGGTGATAGGCATATGCGTGTTATCCCCTCTTGCGGAGCTTCGCTGGAAAAGGCCCCGAACGAAGCCACAAAAACACTACTTTCGTGGCTTCGTTCGGGTAGTCACTCAGCGGGAGGGTTGGGGGTACAGTTCCCGCAGAGGAAGTTGGGGGCTTCGCCCCGAAGGGTGCCCCAAAGGGCGCCCCCCTAGTCGCTCCGACGCTCCGTGATCACCCGGCCGTCGATCACCAGCTTGACGTCGCTGGCTTCTTTCATCTCGCCGGTGCCCACTCCGTTGACTTTTCTCTCGTATTGCCGCCGAGTGTGCGAAAGCTCCGTTTCACGTCCGATGCACTCCGGAATGTACTCCGAGGGCCGCTTCCCGCGACGCTCCACCCCGCACGCATCAACGAACATGTTCAAGTAGAAGTACGAGTCAACCTTGCTCGGATCGACATGGAACTCCTTGAAAATTCGCCGCTTCGTGACGTCGAACTCGCCATCGACGCCATCGGGGAACCTCGTCGGCCGGGCTTCAATCGTGATGGTGCCCAGTTCGTCGCTCCACCGACACGGGCCGACCTTCCATCCCGCGACCATAACGGGGTAGATGCCATCGGGCAACTCAGGGGGTGCTTTCGCTTCGCTGGTATCGACGTTCGTTAGTGCAAGCATGTCAACCATTTGAGGGGATTCCTTTTGTTGTCGCTGTCATGAAGTTGTAAAACTTTTCTGCGATGATGACCAACTCTTCGGGGGTAAACTCCTTTCCGGCATTGCCTCTGTAGTTGCTGGCGTATTCGATCGCGAGGATCATGGCCTTTAGGCGACGTGTCTCTTCGTTCATTATGGGGTCCTCCTTCGGAGCGTGATGCTCCAGCTATCCGACCGAGGCCGAATTCTCCAAACTTTTCTCCAACGTATCTAGATCGCATTGGAGCTTCCGAATATAGCGAATATGTGCCTCGAATGACTCTAGCACATACAAATCCAGTGCAACGTAGTGATCGCCTTCCTCGCGCGGAGCCCGAAGAACAAGCTGAAACCCGTCGAACTTACAAAAAAGCCCATCACCGAGGTAGACTTCTTTAAGAGCCTCATTGACAATCTTTTCTCGGTCTGTGGTTTGACGTGTCATCTGGAGTCCTTTCCGCCCTTGCGGGGGCTTCGTTTCGCGTCGGGGCTTCGCTCCGCGCCGTGCGCCTCTTCACTCGCCCGCTCGGACGCCGCGATTGCGATCGCTTGCTTCGCCGACGTCACCACGGGACCCTTCACGGAGCCGCTATGCAAGCGGCCCTTGGTGAACTTCTTCATCACTTCGCTGGATGGCATCACTTTGCTCCTTCGGGCTTCGTTTCGTCTCGTCGGATCAGCGTAGCTTCGAGAATGAGTTCCGCGCTGCGTTGAAGCCAAGGGGTGCTGCACACTATGCCAGCTACGATGGCTCCGTTGCGAAGCAACGCCACCGCGGGCTTCGCCGAGACGTTCACCGCGGGCTTTGTGGAGTCGAAAGCGACCCCTTGAGCCCACCACCTCACTCGAAGAAGCCCTTTGTCGTCGGCAACGTGAAGTGTTCGCTCGACTCGCTGCGGAGCGGAGGGAAATGTCACGGCTTCGCGCTCGCGGGCGCGCCCTTGACGTCCCTGAAATACTCCGCCAGCCCCGTTTCAAGCGGATACTCCGCCTTGACCCGTAGCGGAGCGGGCGTCATCAACTTCACCATCCCTCCGGCACTCGTCAGAATAACCCGGCGGTCCCCGACTTGCTTCGCCAGCAACGCATGGGAGAAGTACTGTCCGATCTTCGGGGCGAACTTCGACCCCACTGTTTGGGGGAACCCCTCGGAGATGCCGACTTCGTTCGCCGTGAGGGCGATATGGCAAATCACAATAACATGGCACTTCACGGCGGAACTTTGAAGGGTCTGTAACAAGCGTGCTATCATGATTTGCGCGTTGTACGTGTCGGGTCGGTAGTCGCCTGACTTCGTACCGAAGTTCGCAAGGTTGCCCGAGATCGCAAGTTGCTGGTCCATCGCGGCCTGGGAGAGCCGTGAAAGCCCATCTAGCACCAGGACGTCTTGAGGCCCCCAAGTTCCGATGTTCCCGAAGGTCCGGTCCGGGCCGTCCTTCCAGTCGTTCATCTGTTCCATCGCCTTGGACCAAAGGTCGCCCTTGGGAACGTAGCGCTGCTTCCCCTGCGCGCCTGCGAGGACCATTGTTTCGTCCATCGACACGAACGAAAGCCGCGAGGCGACCGAGGCCGCTTGTTCCGCCGTCCAGAGCCCCTTCGCTTCGCGGCGGTAGATGCTCTGCGTGGCGTTCAGCATGTAGTCCCGGAGAATTTGGGTCTTTTTGTCGATGTCGAGGATTCGGACGTTGTAGCCCGCTGCGGCCAGCGACGCGAGGGAGCCCGTCTTTCCGGCGGCGTAGTGTCCAAGGTAAATTATCTTGTTCGGAAGGTCTTCTTGGGGGTCGTTGAACGTGGTCATCGAATGTGAATCTTTCTATTGATAAAATCAACAACATCGCTGATGTTTTTAAGGAGTGATGCTTTGCGCTTAACCAACAAACTCCCACACCAGTGACACGTTGTTGGAGGTTGCTGACCGCCGGCAGGCCAAAAACCACTCTGGCGGCCGCACTTTGGGCACCGAATGCTAAATACCGGACCTGATGCCATCTGTTTCTTCCCTTCGCGTGTCGCGTCAGCGAGAGGGGGTTGAACCCTCCACCTCCGGCGGGGCAAGAGCCCCAAACTTCGCGGGCTTACGGCGTCGGTTGCGCGAACACGCTCTTGAAGGCCGCTTTGAGGGCGGCCTCAGCGGCCCCGAAGGCTTCGCGCGATCGCCCCAGCGCGTCCTCCGCCCTTGCGGACGCCTTGAGGTCGCTTTGGTAGATCGATTTGGCTTTGATGTAGGCGTCCTGCAATGCGCCGAGGTCAATGGGTTTTGATTTCGCGTTCATGGCTTTGCTTTCCTTCCTCTGTTAAAGCTTCGCTAACAAGCCTTCGCGTTCGGCTGACGAGGCCCCGCAGACCCCGCGGAACCTGCACCCCCCGTACATCCCACACGCGGAGTCGTTCTGCGGCCACTCATTGCGCGCAAAGGCTTCGCTCAACCTGCGCAGATGCACCCTGGCGTCATCGAGCCATTCTTCGATGACCTCACGGGGCCGCGGGACGATCTCCCGGCGGAACGACGTGGCATTGGATCCAACTTCGATTCCGTCGAGGAGAATGCCATCAGCTTCGATTCCGAAACACACGGAGGCCGCCGCGACGTATAGCGAAAATTGGCCGTCCGGGGTGTAGTTCTGAGCGGTCAAGTACCTCGCGTTCGACGAAGTCTTGGTGTCGGAAACAAGTAGCGCCCCGTTGAACCGCACGACCCTGTCGATTGTTCCGACGAAAGTGACTTGCTCGCCGCCGACCCCCGTGACGCCGGAGTCGAACTCGAACTGAACCTCGACTGCGGGCTTCCCCGACGGAAGTGCCGCAGTTTCGCAAGCGTCATCACGGTATTGGTCGATGTACCACACGAAGGTCCGTAGCAACGTGGCTCGGTTCTTCAGAGGGTCTTCGACGAACCCTGGCTTCGCTCGGGCGTGGTCCCAAGTTTCGCTTAGCAAGAAGCGAAAGGCCCCTTGGAGTGCAAGGTCATGATCCGCCCCTCTCGCCCGGTTGGTTTCGAAGATTGCTTTCGCTTGATGGATGAGGCTCCCGAAGCGCAAGTTGGGATCGTCGGGGCGCTTCCCTTTCGCCAGGAGCACCTCATAGAGATACTTCCGGGGGCACGCCTTGAACACTTGGAAGGTCGAGGCGTTCACTCGGGTTTGTGCGCCCGGCGCGGCGGAGAATTGGTCCCCGTAGAAGGATTGTTTCGGCACGCGCGGGAGCGAAAGGAGGTTGGCCATGGGATTAGAACTCCACGTCGCTGGCGTCTGCGCCGAAGGCCCCATTGAGGATCACTTTCGCGGTAGGGCCTGCGGCGCGGCGGGTCGTCGCTTTCGCCGGCTTCGCTCCCAGCGCTCGTTCATAGCGCTCTCGATACTGTCGCAACTCTTCGATGTATGCCAGCTCTGCCGCGGGGGACATTTCCTCGGGCGACATGAGCGACAGATCGCTCAGCGAAAACGCACTTGCTTCTGCAAGCACTTCAGGTGAAGTGGGAAACTCATTTGCCACGGGGAGTTCCTTCCGGGAGGGTCGAGTTGTTTTTTATGTACGTTGCGAAGGCTTCGAGTTCCTCTGCGGTGAAGTCCCCGTCGCTACCGGGTGCCCATGATATCCAACGTTCACCGAGGGCGAAGCTGTTGTCAGCTCCACTAATGATACCGAAATCGCTGTAGTGTAAATTCCCGTTCTCATCAAGATAATCCTTGAGGAATTCCTTTGCTTTGTCATAGGTCATTGGTGCTGCTCCCGCTGTCGCTCCCGCTGTCGCTTTTGAAGAACTTGTCTAGCGCCGGCAGGGGCTTCGCCTCGGGCCGAAGCCGGTCCAGTCTTCGTGCGATGCGTTCTTGGTAGTCCCGAACGCCCTTTCGGATCATCTGTCGGATTGCGACGGAAACCCCGAGCTTCGCTTCGGATTGACGGCCGAAGTGCTGCTGGAGGAAGTCCCAGTCGGTTTCGTATAGCTCTAGGTGGCGCGACACCACAGGCTCATCGTGCTTCCGGGACATCTCGGCGAGTCTCCTTCGTCGGCAGTGATGCGAGCCATTGTGCGTGTTGCTCTGCGGCGATTTTTGTGGCGTGTTCCGCGTCGTGTGCCCAGACGTTATAGACACCTCCGCCCTTCCAATGAAATCCATCATCCGTGAAGTTTTTTAACTCATTCACAGTGACGGAGTTATCCGCATAACGAAATGACACGCTGAAACAGCGTAAGCCCTCGTTTAACTCGTCGATTCCGGGGTCCAGAACCTTCTCACGGATCAAAGGCTCCGACCATTCATTCTCCGGGTCTCTTATAAACGCTAAGATCCTTTCGGCATTCTCTTTCGTCGAGAAAATCCCCACGACTCGGTAGTCGGAGTATTCACCTTGTTCGATAATCCAACATGAATGCGCCATCAGAAAAGATCCTCTCCCAAAGCCGCGGACGCTCGGTCGCCCCGCAGGATCACAAGGTTCCCCTCGGGATGCCCCGAAAGCTCCCTAAACCGCACCGGCGGAAGCTCCGCATCGGGGTGTTCTTCGCGGGCTCGTGCGAACGCCTGCATGGCACGAGATGGGTCGGACGTCCGAATGAGCAACCCGTGTTCCGCTTGCGACGCTCGGAACATGATATTGAGAAGGTCCGTAAGGGTCACTCTTAGTCACCCCAACTATGGCACCAAATCCATCCAACGCCCAACAGTCCTATTGAGAGTTTGCGGAACAGCGGGGCGTCCCCGAAGATTTCGAGTTCCATTTTAGTCTCCCTTCGCTCTGTTAGCTGAGGCTTCGTCGAACATCTTGTCGAATTCGTCGTCGTCGCCGCCGCATCGCCATCGTTCGATGGCATCACCCCAATCCTGCATACAGCTTTCACAAACATATTCGTAGTAATAGAGTTCCTCTTCCGTCAGGATACAACCGCAACCCGGAAGCGGGGATTCTCCTAAACAAATGAACGTTTTGGGGCCTGACAGCCACCCTTTAGACATCTTCGTAGCCCCTCGCTCCTTCGTAGCCCGTAGCCCGTAGCCCCGCAGCCCCTCGCCCTGCTTCGCCTCGCTTCACTAGAAAAGTTCCGATAACATCCGTGCGCGCTCTGCCGCCGACGCTTCGACTCGCACTCGCGCCGCTTCGCGTAGGAGGGGATCTTCCTGAAGCGCCACGGTTGCTTTCGCGCGTTGCTCAGGCGTAAGTGTCATTCCCCTGGCGGATTCTTCCGCCGCCACGCGAAGCACTACCAACCTCGCTACTTCCGCGTCAAACTCGCCCGTGCCAAGTTCAGGGGCGGCGTCATCGGCGCCAAGCCTCGTCGGTCGGTCCGATTGCACCCCACGTGGATCGGGAAGCCTCTCTAGGCCCACTTCGCGGTCAAACTCCGCAACTTGCGTCGTGAGGTGCCTTAGTTCGCCTTCGCTAAGTGTTCGCCGGCCGGACTTCGCTCGGAGCTTCTCTAGCACCTTGAAGCCCTTCTTACGAACCCGCTCCGCGCGCGCCACGTCGAGCACTTCGCGCTCCGCGACGCCGACGTCCCCGCCTTCGCTGTAGCGGGGCGTGATGGGGAACGAATATGGGCCAATGTTCACTGAGCGGGGAGGTGACATGGGGCGAGGTTCCGGAGAGGGGTGGTTATGGGGCAGTGTGGCATAGTGGCCGGGGCGGCGTCAAGGGGACTTGCGTAGGCCAGGGGGGCATTATGCCACTATGGCCGGGGCAAACTCTCCCCCGCCATCACTTCCCCTCCTTAGCTGAACGGGCACGGATGGCAGCGGCGATGTCGCGTGTTGCGATGTTATAGCCGGAGAGCATCGCGCCGTTATTATAGGAAGAGCTTGGTCCTTTGCCAAACTGGTTCCCAGCGATCTTCGCACAAGCCTCGCGCTCGGCCGCAATTTCGTTCGCCACAGTTTCGTCAATGTTTGCTTTAACGAGGGCGGACAGAGGTGGCGCGTCATCGAGCGCGGTCTTGGCGAGTACGGTGTCGATCTGGGCAAGATGCGACGCGTAGCCTTCGTTCCTGTCGACAACGCAGCGCTTAACGTATCTGCGGGCTTGCATGAGCGCCGCGACGAGTTCGTCATGGATATCGGCTCGGCTCCGGGAAGGCGGATGCGAGGGCGGCCTCACAAGATGGCTGTGCCAGATCATTTCCCGATAGTAATCGAGGACATCTTTTGCCGAATCTAGCCCCTCCCTTGCCATCACAAGGGCGTTGGTGAGACGGGTGATGGCGACGTCGCGCTGGTGAAGCGCGAATTGACGATGCGGCCTAGCTTGCGAAGCCCGGAGGGCAGCAAGGATAGCTGCTCGATCAGCTCGATTCAGTCCCATTAAGATAGCTGACGGTCCTTCATCGAGACCTTGCGCGCTTGATTGAGCGTTTTCGAGTGTTTTGGCAAATCGTTCCATCAGCTTTCTCATTGCTTCCCCTCCTTGAGCGCGGCGTCGACCTGAGCTAGGGCGAAGCGGGCGCGGCCCAACTGTTCGTTTGCGCCCTTAGCCAGCGGCGAGCCGTATTGCGTCATCTTCTCCCACTCAGCAATCATGCCGTCTAGCCCCTCCCTTGCCATCACAAGGGTGGCGAGGAGGCGGACGATAGTGGCGTCGCGCAGATCGGGCGCTGGTACGTAATCAGGCTGGTTCATGAGGTCTGTTATTTCACTCATCTCGCTTCTTCCTTTAGAGGGATTAGGAGGCGACGCCACGCTCGCGTCGTCTTGGCGCGATCTTGGGGGACGGTCATTGGAAACACTCCATGACGCGTATCCAGCCATCGGGCACTTTTTGCGGATAATATACAGCACCACTACCCCTACTTCCGCCTCCGCCTCCGCCTCCGCCTCCGCTTGAAGTGATCATTGCCTTAAGTTCGGCCTCAGTTGGCCATGGATACATATATCCATCTTGCGAGATTGAAAATCGCATAGATTGTGGTGTTGGGAGTTTAGCAACCATTTGATCACATTCATCCTTGGTAAGCCCTTTAATTAAAGAGACGGTGCCACCAAAGGTAACGGTCAATAGTTTCCAGTCGGGGCTACCGCCTCGAACCCCGTTTGCATCATCAGCCATAACTGTCGAACTCCACAGGGTAATTGCGACGATAGCGGAGAATCCCGCGCGCCAGCGACGAGCCAAGCTTTGCGGGTTGCTCATCTCGCTTCTTTCTTTGGAGGGGTTGGGGGGATTCCGTTCATAAGAATTGTGATTGGTGTCGGCTGTCTCGCAGCCCAATCGGTGACGACTTTTTGATAGTGTTCAAGTTGTGCCATGATGTAGACGTGCTCGTGGTGAAACCTTTCGCGCGCTTGTTTGATTTCACGCTCAGCACGATCTTGTTCATCGTCAAGACGGTTGCCTAACCATTCGTTATCCTTCCGCAACGCGGCTACTTCGGCAAGAGCGGCATCGCGTTCCTCGATTACCGCCAGATGAGCTTGTCCCTCTCGCGTGAGGGCCACGTTAAGCGCGTCACGGTCCTGCTCCGCCGCGATGAGCGCCTCCATCGCTTCGTCACTCGCGTTCACCTTCTCTCCGTCGATCGTCATCACCTGACCTCCTGCGTTGCCGCTGCCATCCGCGTTACGCCACTTCGACGGTCGGCAGCGGACAATCTTCCGGCTCCTGGTCGCCGAACCACGCGACGAGGCGATCGGCCTGCCAATTTTCTTCGGCTGATTGAGCGGCGGCGTCGGCGGCAGCGGCGGCGTAGGCGTCGGCGGCGTCGGCGGCGTAGGCGGCGTCGGCGGCAGCGTGGGCGGCGGCGAAGGCGGCAGCGAAGGCGGCGGCTTCGGCGGCGTAGGCAGCGTGGGCGGCAGCGTGGGCGGCAGCGTTGGCGGCGTGGGCGGCGGCGTGGGCGACGGCGTTGGCGGCGTTGGCGTAGGCGTAGGCGGCGTAGGCGTCGGCGGCGTGGGCGACGGCGTTGGCGGCAGCGTTGGCGGCGGCGTTGGCAGCGAAGGCGGCGGCGTTGGCGGCGGCGTGGACGGCGTGGGCGGCGTCGGCGGCGTGGGCGTCGGCGGCGTGGACGGAAATCTCACCGCGCGCACAAGCGCGGGCGGCGATGATCGCCTTCCGCGGCGCACTCGATTTGCCGTTCCTCTCGTAAAGATGCAGCACGTGTGCTGCGCAATCTGCGGCCCACAGGCGAATGCGCCTTCTCGCGTCGTCATTGTCTTTTGCCAACGCCAAAGCGAGCCATTTCAGATCGTCGTATGGAACGCCGGCTGCGCGCAGATCGGCTATGCTCGCCGGCTTGGCGTTCCAAGCGACGATGCCGCCGAGTTGTCGAACGGCGGACCGCAGCCCAGACTCGCAGGGCCGGAGCGCCTTCACGTCGTCGTAAGAGACATTGATCATCGAGATTCTCCTTGCCTCACCATCCTCGCCTTCGCAGGTAGGCGAGGCGAGCGAAGTGGACGCCAGCGGGTTGGTAGCTCATTGTAGGGATAGCGTAGCTCATTGAGCGTGGCTCATTGTAGGGATAGCGTGGATAGCCTGGAGCCACTGCAAATCGAGTGCGCCGCGGACTGCATAAAAACTACCACGGTGCTTATTCCAGCGACAAGTTGTCATCCACGCTCCACTCAGCGCCATGCTACACTGCGCCTGCGACGCCGGGTTCTTTGGCCAGCGCGCCCGACTTCGCGATCGGCGTCGCCGACGGCCATTGCAGACCCGTCGTGACGATGGGCTCCCCGTTGTGAAAAGCTTCCTCGATTTGATCGAGCGCCGATAGCATCTTGGCTTTGCGCGCTTCGAGCCCGGTCTGCATTTCCGCCGACGCTTCGGCCTTGGCGACGGCAAGCGCGGTCAAGGCGTCCTTGCGCTCGGAGGCGAAGGCCTCTTCGGCGGCTCGCAGCCCGGCGTGGGCGGCGGCGGTCGCGGTCGCGTAGGCGGACGTAGCCGCAGTCATCCTCTCGCCGTAGGCGGCGTCCGCTGCGGCGATTGTCTTGGAGTGTTCGGTCAGAAGGTTCATTTCGGCCATGGTGGGCTCCTTTGGGGCGGCGCTGCGCGCAGCGCCCTGTTCACTTTCGGCTTGCTTGCGCGAGCAGATGAATTTGCTGGTCAATGTTATCCCGAACCTTGCTGAGCGCTTCCGCTTGGGCTTTGAGCATATCCGCTTCGCGATATAGTCGCACGATGGTTTGGTTGATACGGTTGCTTTCGTTTCCCAACGCCAGTTGCGCTTGGGACTTTCGGGGTTGACGTGGCATCAGTGTGGTTCCTTCCACTTAGAAGAGGTCACTTGCGGCGTCGGTTGTGTCGTCGGTTGTGTCGCCGAGGCTTAAGATTGGATGTGGGAGCCGCGCAAGGGCGGCGCGGCGGTGTACTTCGCGCCGCTCGGCAAGTTCCGCTGCGGGGCGCTGCGCGCCGAAGGTCGGGCCTTCGAGCGCTTTCGCGAAGGCTGCGCGAAAGGCCCCTTCGAGCGTCTCTGCGGTCGCCATCCCCGTTCGGGTATTTCGGGTGTTTCGTAAATACACCTGCCATTGTGGCCCCCTTCCGAACGCCTGGGGGTCGCCTTCGCCGACTTGGAAGGTATTCGACACAACAAACCCTTGGGAGGCCATCTCGGCGAGAATATCCTCAATCATGAGCTTCGCTCCGCTTCGGCGCGCAGCGCCTCCCGAAGCAACTCGTCCAACTCCTGCCGGGTTCGTTCGATGTCGCCTTCGGCGTTGCGGACCAAGACGTCGAGCCACCGCAACTCGGCCTCTGGTGCCGCTTTCGCGCCTTCGGTCGCTTCGTCGGCGAGCAGGCGCAGTAGCGCCGCGATGCTACTTCGGGTGGCCACCGTTCGGGGCCTCCTCGGGTTCGGGCCGTAAGGCCCCGATGGGGCCGCTTGCGATCCGCACAATGTCGCAGAAGTGATCAAACATCTCGGGATCCCATGTATGAACGGTAAACGTCACAGGGTCCGTGGTGCTGTATTCGTTCTTCCCGGTTCCGACTGTCACGGAGAACCACCCGCCCTTGTGGTTCGTGGTGTGAGGCACCGCACGGAACTCGATCGTTTTGGCGTCATGGGTGCTGACCGAAGTATTCGTCATGGCGTTACCTCCACGAGGTTGGACCCGTTAGGGTGCTGGATGAGCCTTCCGGCGCTTCGGGCTTCGCCTCCTAGCGAATGCCACTCCGCGCAGAGCGCGAACGAGTGCCCCTCGCGCAGCGCAGCTTTCGCGGCCTTCGTTTCGGATTTCGCTCCGAGGTGGCCGAGGGGAAACGGAAACTCCATCGACTCAAGCGTCAGGGCGAATGCGGCGAGCGCCTCGTGGAGTTCGGGCGACTCAATCACGGAGTCCCGAGGTACCAGAACTCGCACCGCAAGGGCGTCGTAGGGGTTCTCAGGCTCTGCCTGGAGGATGACCCCCGCGTACTGGGGGAGCCCCTTCGCTATGAGGGCGGCTGCCCCGGGCGTGAACACCGTGCCGACTAGGAGAAATTTCATTTGGTGGGGTTCCTTTCGTTTCGTAGTTCGCTCGGGTTGGTAGGGCTTCGTATGGTCGTGATGCGTCCCGATGCTTCGCGATACTTTGCTATGGTTAGAAACGTCCTAGCAGATGTCAGTTGCATCGACGTCATTAGTTCGACTGCCGCAGGGGTTTCGCCCATCGCTACTTGCAATGCTGCGGTTGCTGCGTGGAGATTGTTTAGAATTTCGTCCAACATCTCCTCGAACCCACAGGTTGATAACACCCGAAGATACCTTATGTATTCCCGCGTGATGCCGGGTTTCGGGTCATCAGGGTTCGTCTCCGCTAGGTCCGCTATGAGCGCGTCGAGTCTCTCGCGGGACCAAATGGGTCTTCGGTGAAGGCCGCCCCCACCCCGGTCGGTTTCGGTTTGCATTAGGTTTGCTCCGTTCCGGCGGCTCTTGCCGCTTGCGCCCCCGCAATGTCCCAAATGATTTCATCGCAAAGCTCGATGGTTTCGTAACCATCATATTCTGTGATGCGGTAGCGCGTGCCTGGTACAAGTTCGGCAATCATCAGAGTCGCAGCAAGGCCGCTCGCAGCTTTGCCGAGTTCCTCGATCACTTGCACCAGCGTCTGATCCTCCCGGTCGAACTCATAAGGGCCGAGTACCATCGCTTTGTGTGCCTTGTTGGATTGCATACGTTCATCCAACGATGCGTGGTACCAATCTTCCCCTTCGAGAATTCCCTTACGGGCTTCTGGTGGAACAATCCAGTATGTCGTGAATATGTCGTTGCTCTCCGGATACAAAATGAAGCCTTTCAATTCCGCGTAGCGTTTGATCGCTATGTCGGAGACGTTAAACCCACCGTAAGCGGCGTTATAAATCACCTTGATTGTTGTTGTCATGCGCCTGATGCTTTCCTCTTTGGGTTTTGTTAGAACCAAACTCCTTCGGTGTCGCGTCCCACTTTCACTCCGTTGAGCCGCGGCAACTTGCGAAGGCGTTCCGCTTCGCGCTTCGCGGCATGTTCGAATGCACGTTCGCCCGCTGCGCCGGTAGCCCCTGTACGTAGCACCGTCACTTGCGGGGGCTTTGCGCGATCACGTTGCTCGCGCTCCGTGAGCCTGCGGCGCCCCTCTGCCGCCAGGATGCGTCCTTGAAGCTTGCAGAACTCGCATTTTGCGTCGGGCCGCGCCGAAGGCGCGAAGTGTCCTGTTAGGTGGCTTCGCAGACCTGATGTCACCTCGCCACGCGTCGCCGCAAGAAGTAGCGCGATGTCGCTGAGGCCCCTCGCGAGGCGGTTCGGAGTGAGCGCAACGCGAAGCTCCCCGGGCGTCCCCCCGGGCGTCGTGGCGATCACTTCGAAGCCCGTTTCGCCGACTTCGACCAAGATACGGTTTGAGTTCGTTTGCATAAGCTTCTCTCCCTCCGCGAAGGGCGCCCCTTGCGCCCCTTGCGCCCCTAGCCCCCTGACACCCACACTGCCGCGACGACCCCCAGGCCGAAGCAAATCAGCCCCGCCATGAACGCCAGCGCCACGTCGGGCCAACAAACCTTCGGCAATGGAGGCTTCGTGGGGCGGCGTGGAACGTCCGGGGGGGCGTTATGCGCCGAAGGCCGCGCTACGAAGTCCGAGGCTAGATTGTGGTGAAACATCTGTGAGGTTCCTTTTGGCTTCGCCCCGCTTGCGGTCGCCCGCCCCGAGGGAAGCGTCGGCGAAAGTTACATGACATTCCCTCACCGAGCCCGCGTCCGGTGTAGTCCACCCCGTTCACGGTGGCGTAAATTTGATACATCCGCGCGCCGTAGGCCAGGCGGTTGCCGCCGGTCCAAGACGACGATAAGAAACACGTTCCAATCTGCTTCCCTGCCCAAGTCGTTAGTCGCCTTCGCAAGCGACGCTCGGGTTTGTCGAAGTCCGTTCCGTCGCCGAGTTTCTCACCGATGTACGCTGTGAAACGATCTGGCTTCGTGGCAAGGAAAGCCAATTCAGCTTCTTCCACGCGGTTGTTGTGTGCTTCGACTTCGCTGGGATCGGGTGACGTTTGGTTCGGCGTGAATACACGCCCGTTGTGAACGCTTGCGTAGTCGCTCTTTTGGGGCTTCGCCCCCTCCCCGCTCATTTCACAACCCTCCCGTCTCGTGTGATGTAGTCGAACCGGCCGTTGCGCCCTTCGTACAACGTCAGTTCGCCCCGCACGTAAAGCGCATCCGCGCGGGGCTCGACGAGGAAGTAGTCCTGTGTGGCGTCGGCGGGATCGCGGACGATCCGGACTAGGTGGTCGGCGCGTAGCGCCACTAGGCGTTCGGTTGTCATTATGTTGGTCCCCGGTTCGGACTTCGTCTTTGGTGCGCTTGCGGCGCAGGGGGCATGATTCCCCCTAGGCGTAAAGTAGCACGTCCTGGTGGGGGTGGCGCGCATAAAAAATAGGTCCCTTGGTAGCTAAAAAAGGCATGACGGCCCCTTGAGGCGCTTTGCGCCCTGCGCGCCCTGCGCGCGCTGCGCGGCCCCGGTCACTGACGTCTCTTCGGCCGCGAAATCGCGAAGGACCATTCACTAATTGTCACTTTGGCGAGCAGAGTGAGGCCTTGGAACAGATACACAAACTCATGATCGATTTCGATGCGGAACATTTAGTGGCTCCTTTGGCGCGCAGCGCCCCGCGCCTCGCGTGCGCTTCGCCGCTTCGTCTTGCCAGACGCCCTTGATCGCTGCGCCCCTGGTATATGCCTGGAACACTAAGCGCGGATTGTGTCCCCAGTGGAGGATTGTTTTGTCAGCCCAGTCTTCGATCTCAAGGTCTTCGTCGTGAAGCCACTCGCGAAGTTGGGTTTCCATTTCGGCATATTCTTGGGGGTGTGCTAGTTCGTGTTCGTATTGTCGCTTGACGCGGATTCGCTCGGCAAGTCGGGTGTCGTAGGTGTTAGGGGGTTCGGTCATGTGAAGGTCGCTCCTGGGAAGGTCGCCTCGTCACACTAGGCCGGACTTCTTGTAGCCTGCGTTGTCGGGCGGAAGGCCCGTTCGTTCGGCTTTGTACTTCGCCAGCGAAGCTTTCGTGGCGTCGGGGATGATGGAGGCGTCGGTTGCGGGGCCTGCGGCGCTCGGCCCGAAGGTGAAATCTTCGTAGGCATTGTCGAGCTTCGCCCCGTCGAGCTTTGCCCCGCAGCGCCCCTTTGGAAGCTCGTCGAGGTAATTCCGGGGGAGCGCCTCTTCGCTCGCCCGTTTCGCTGCACGGGCTTCGCTCTGCTTGCGGGCGGCATAGTGTAGCTTTGCGGAGCGCTGTTCCCAGGAAATGATCTCCCGATCGATCTCGAGCATTGTGGTGTAGAGTTCCGAGGTGATTTTGCCATCTGCGGCGATGAAGGCGTTGTGTAGGGTTCGGTAGGCATAGCAGACCTTTAAGATGCGCTCATGCGAGAGGGGGTTCTTGGGAGTGCTACGGAGGCTGTGGGAGTGGAATTCGTGGGGGATTGTGGACATGGCGGGAGGGTTCCGTGAAGGGGGGCGGTTTTGCGGTTGTGGGGGCAGTGTAACATGGACGGGGCGAGGTAGTAAGGTCTGCCCCGGCCAGACTTACCGTCTTGCGTAGGCGTTTGTGCGGGTCGTTTGTGCGGGGCGTAAATGACCCTGCATCCCGACCCCCGGTAGTGCGCGCGGGGGGATTTCGTTCCATCCGACTTCGGGCTTCGCGCAACGGGACGCTCCCTTCCCCCTCTACCCTATCCCTTTATATATATATATTTTTTTATAGGAAGTATCCAAACGTAGTATACCGTCACCTGGACAGGGCAACGGGAGAGGAGCGAAAGGGTTGGGCGGGTGTGCAGCGCCTCAGATGGGGCAGGGTAGGGGCGTGCGCACTACCGGGGGGCAAGATGCAAGGGCATTAAGCGTTGGGGGGGACGGTTGGGAGGGACGGTTGGGGAGCACGGTTTAGTGGCATGTTAGCGCGCGCGCCCCGGCCAGGGGGGTATAATGCCCCTACGGCCAGGGCGTGCCCCGCTGGCGCGGTCAACGGGGCCGCTGGCGCTCGCCCCGTTGCCCCGTCATGCCTTTTTTGTATGGCGAATTGATCGCTTTTGGGTTGACTTTGCCAAGCGGGGCGATTAGGTTTGTCAGTGGGGCGCAAGCAGCGCCCGTCAAGGGGAGTCAAACAAATGACAAAGACAGATTTGATCGAGGCCTTAGCCGAATTGCCAGGCGACGCCAAAATTTTTGTAGGTCGCGCGGCGAATCCGGGGATGCTATGCGACATTATCCACGTTGAAATAGACCTTAACGAATCAGGTGATGATCCGGTATTTGCGATTTTGGAATACGTACCAGACTCGCACGACTAGGGGGGGCTTCGCAAGGCGCAAGAGCGCCCTTCGCAAATGGCAAAGTCAGATCACTACCAACCAGCGACGGCCCGAGTCGTTGTCAAAGAGGAATCACGCAAATGACAAAAGCAGAGTTAATTGCCGCGATGGCAGGACAAGCTGACGACGCGATTGTGTTTATTTGCAAGAACGCCGGGGACGCGGTTATGCATAGTATTGTGAATGTCGAGATTGGGTTGGTAAACGCCAGCGACGGCCCGAATTGTATCATTCTACAAGCGAGCGAGGAGGCGAGCGAGGATGATCTCCGTGATTAGATCGAAACGGCGCAAAGGGAGCCCAGCAAATGACAAACCTAGAGGCGCGTAGCGCCAAATTCTGGTTAGTGAAACGAGACACGTCGAAAGCCCCACATTACGACGTTGCAGATGGTTACGTGGTCGAGGCCCTTACACGAGAGGAAGCCTTACGCATCGCAATTGAAGATGCGGCCATAGCTCCTGTAGTGACTCTGGAATTGGACAACGGTACGGTGTTGTCGCGGAACCAAGACGCCCAGACGTGGTCTTGTGAGGAGTTGCAAATCACAGGTCAAAGCAGAATTATTCTGCAAGATTATCACCATGCCTAGAGGCGCGTAGCGCCAAACGCCTAGATCGAAACGGCGCTCTAGCGCCGTCGGGCAGTGTCGCTGCCCCTGACGAGATCAGAACTCAAACTCGGGGCTGTCGCCCCGAACCCTTTGGAGGTTGCAATGATTGTCTCTCGCACGAATGGCTGGACCATTGACACTCAAGCCCGCACGATTGCGTGGCCCGGGAAGGCCGGCGAATCGGCGTTGCCGGATGTATCGCTGGCCGCGTTGACGTATTTCGGACTGGGCTACCTGGAGTCCCAGGCGGCTGCGCGGACTGTGAATGACACTTTCCGCAAAGCTTGGCTCGCCGCGCACGCTGGCGCGAAAGCCGCCGATGTTCCTAAGGACGCGGTCCCGGCGTCGGATTCGGCTGAATACCGCGCCGAGTTGGCCAAGGCGCACGAAGCGTTGTTCGCTAAGCTCGTCGCCGGTTACGAAGTTGGGGTGCGTGAAGGCACCGGCGATCCGCTCGCGGACGAGGCCGACAAGATTGCCCGCGATTGGCTGCAAAAACTCGTGACGCAGTTCACTATAAGCGTGGACAAACAGGGCAAGCCGCTCGTCGATGCTGCGGGCGAGCGGGCGGCGAGGCCGTGGTATACGTTGCCGGCGAAGCGCAAGGTCGCCCGGGACGAGGACCCCTACCACGGCCCCAAGTACACCACGTTTGGCGAAGCCCTTGCCGCGTTCAAAGTGTCCACGTCGCCAGCCGCCGGCAAGCTCGTCGGCAAAACTGCCGACGGCAAGGCTTGGCCGTTCAAGATGCGTCAGGGCCTCAGCGTGGCTGACGCCATTGCGACTGAGGCCGCGCGTCGGGTCGCCGAGCGCGCCGAGGCTAAGCCCGCTGTCACCTTGGCCGACGGCGAGGACGTGGCGTTCTAACCCAACGGCGCGCAGCGCCCCAACATAACGCTTGACTTGGGGCAGGGTTCATGCAATCCTGCCCCTTGAGGCGCTGCGCGCCTGCCCCTTGTCGTATTAGGAGGTTGTCATGCAAGAACGAATCGCCCAGGCCACTTGCGCAGAGCTAGACGCTCGCAAGGCTGCCTGGCGTGCCTTGGGCGAGGCGTTCAAGTCACCTAACGTTCATGTTGATCAGGCCACCGTGTTAGGCCACTTGCCTGAAGGTGAAACCTTGCGCCGGTGCGAATATGAATTGAAACAACTCAGGCGTTAGGCGCTACGCGCCACTCAGGCGTTAAGGGGAGAACGAACATGGGCGGCAAGAGCCGCAATACGGGCTTAGCCCGTGCATACCGTGACGTGCGTGTTGAGTCGTGGGAGCTCAACACTTAAACCATCCGCGAAGGGCGCTCTTGCGCCCCACGTTACTTACGTCGGGGCGGGCTTCGGTCCGCCCTTCTTCGTTGGGGCTTCGCCTCGCCCCACCACGTTCGCCCAAGCTCCGAGCAACTGCTCACGCTCGGCCGCAGCGAGGCCAGGCTGGGAAGGTGGCGAAGCCGGGGGACCGGCCGAGAGGGAGATCCTAAGCGAGGTCGAATTAGCATCCCACGTACTTTCCAAAAATCACTCTGGCTTCGCGGGGTGTGGGGCGGCAGCCGCATCGGCGAAGCGAAATCCGCCCCCCACGCGCGATTTCACCCTTGACATCCGCATCGCCCCGTGCTACCACGGGACCAACAAACCCGTGGAGCCTACCATGACTAACCTGACCCCGCTAAACGACAACCGCCTTGACGCCGCGACCACGTGGCTCCAGGCCACTTTCGCCGCCCGCGTCGCGCCGACTCTGCGAGAGCAAACGCTGTTTCTGACCCATGGGACGCCTGTTACGTTCCTGTGGGGCGTTGCCCCGCACACCCCGAGGGCTTCGCCTCCCGCACGCCCACACTTCCTCTTGACCCGCGCCCGCGCGTATGCGTAACGTAGTCCCCGAGGCACCGAGGCCCCTTCCCCCTCGTCTGCCCCGAGGAGGGTCCAGGTCGCGTCCGATCAAAGCAGGGGGCTTCGCCCCCTCCCCTCCTCGCTTCAAACATAGGCTTCGCCGGTGTTCGATGATCTTGCCTCCTCCACGACGCTCGACCTCGTGTCGGACGCCTTGGCGTTCCTCGACGAAGCGACTCCCCAGGCGTCCAGGCTTCGTCAGCCGCTCCGCATTGAGGTGGTGCGGACGCTCAGCGACGAGGACATCACCGGTGGGTTCCTGACGCCAGCGCCGCCTCCGACGCTCCGGGAGATCAAATCCTCACACCATTCGTTGGCGAAGCTCCTCGCCCAGGGCCGGAGTCATATCGAGGCATCGCGCATCACGGGCTACTCTCCGGGGTACATCGGGCGCCTTGCGGCGGACCCGATGTTCCGCGAACTCATCCTACACTATACGACTGTGGACGAAATCGCCTCCACCGACTTCCTTGGCGCGATGCGGGAAGTCGGGCTCGACATGCTCAACGAGCTTCGGGACCGCGTAGAGCAGGATCCCAAGTCGCTCAGCGTCGGGCAACTTCACGAAGGTATCAAACTTTTGCTGGTCGAGCCGATGAAGTCCGAGGCGCTCCGGGGTGGTCTCGCGAGCGGCACCGGGCCAATCACAATCACTTTCGTCGCGTCGCAGACGCCTCAGGCGTCAGTCGAGCGCGAAGGGATCCTGATCGAGGGCGAACGGGCTTCGCCGAAGGTGAAGGACGCAGCGTGAGCGGAGCTTCGCCCAAATGACCCGTGAAGTCCAGGGGCTTACTTTCGTCCGGGTCCTGCGGGAGCGCCCGGAGTGCATCCCGCACGGACGCCCACGCGGCGCGAAAGCCGCAGGGGTCCGATATGAAGAGGCCCTTGCGGCTTCGCCGAGCTTCGCTACTGCGTCGCACGGGGTCTGGCTCGAATTTGGCGACGCCCGTGGCCACGGCTACGCTCAGGTGGACTTTCTCTTCGTGGCGGACGAACTCATCGCTGTTGGTGAAGCCAAGTTGACCTGGACCCCTGCGGCGTATTCGCAGCTCCGGAAGTTGTACTTCCCACTGCTTCAGCGGTACTCGCCGAAGCCCGTAGGGGGCTTTATCGTCTGTCACAACCTGACGCGAGAGACCCCTCGGAACGAGGTCACTTGTGACCTCAGCGAGGCGCTTCGTCGAGTTGCGTTTGATCCAACCAAAATTCCAACCCTCCACGTACCGCTGCTACTGAAGGAGCCCCGCCATGCCGCCCCGAAGCTCCGACTTCCGTCCTGGTGGCGAAAAGGGCAAGCTGCACCGCGAACTGGGCATCCCGGAGGGCACTAAGATCCCCCACGGACGCTTGCGCGAAGCGATGCATTCGAAGAACCGCGAAGTCCGCGATGACGCCATCCGGGCGAACACAATGTCGCATTGGGCGAAGTGGGGCCATGGTGGTCGCGATTCGCGCTAACGGGGCGAAGCCCCACAACACAGAAGGAACTTCGCTATGAAGGGTATGATGAAAGAGCACGATCGCGCCTCGAAAGAGCGCGATCCCGCCGGAAAAGTCCTCCATGACCGCGACACTTCGTCGAAACCGAGCCCGCCTGCGGGGATCGGGAACGAGCGCCACGAGAACGTCCGCGGAGCGCAAGAAGGCGGCTCTCGGGCCGAGGCCGCCGGCCCTGGGCGAAGCCACATCGGACATGCCGTGGAAGAACTTCACCGGCAGCATCCGCATCACCACTCCGAAGGCGGGGTGCATCATACGACGGATCACATTCGGCATGAGCGGGCCGAAGTGAAGTACCACGGGCACAAGGACTGACGGGGGCGGGACGAAGCGGAGCGGAGGGAGCGAAGCTCATGGCGAAGCGACTGAACGATACCAGGGGGCTCACTTCGCGGGGCCTCCGCGGCGGCGATACTCCGAGCCCCGAGGCTGGAGGGGCGTGCTGTCGACGCAGCGCGCGCCCCGGCGAAGCGTCAGTGGCGTTCAGCCCCGAAGGCACCCCCGAAGTCCGCCTTCGCGAGCAGCCTTCTGTGGGGTCCGAGTCGCTCCGCGGCGCGACGGCGTACCTCGGGGAGCGCATCGGAACGAGGGGGCAAGAATGAGACGGGTTTGGGCGACTTTAGCGGGCTTCGCTGCCTTCGGGTTCGCTGCCCCTGCTGCTGCGACCGAGGCTGACGTATGGTGGAACTGCGCGAATCCAGCAACTTCGGGCTCCACAATGCCGCAGTGGTGCCCGGCCGGCACGACATACCCGCTTCCCGTTACTGTGACAAATGCATCCAGCATCACCATCGGCTCGGTGTATTTGCTCGACACTGGCGGGACGAACAAGGTTGCCATTAATGCCTCGGGGCAACTTGCAGTGCAGGCTCCGCCCTCGGTGCCATATCCGACCGGAACTGCGGCGGACCCCTGCTTGTCACCGAGTGTAGTGAAGACGACAGTGCCGATCGCGGTCACGTCTGCGACGACGACGCAACTGGTAGCGCCATCGGGAACCACTGCCACTTACATATGCGGCGGGGTTTTCACGATCGCTCCTAGCGCCACTAGTGCCGATACGGCGTTGTTCGAGTCCGGCACGGGCGCGACTTGCACCGGCACGTACGCGATGACGGGGACGTTCGGTAACGGCGACCTCACCACTGCGGCAGCGCCGATTGTTGTGCCGTTGGTCGGGGAGCTTGTGACTCCGGCGAGTCAAGGAGTCTGTGTTGTGACGGCTGGAACGGCCGTGAGCGTGCAGGGGTATGTCACCGAGGTTCAGCAGTGAAAACGCAGCGAAGCTTAGCGACACTTGCGGTGCTCGCCGCAGCGGCTTTCGCTTCGCCCGCAGTCGCCCAGACCCAATGCATCGCGAACGTTGCGGCCCAAGGGACCTCGGACGCCATCACGTCTGCGATGTTGCCCTGCGGGACGACGACGAACCTGGTCATTCTGACCGCCGCTGCGGCAAACGTGACGACCACCCCGACTTACGCGCCAGTGGGGTCGCCGCCACTTCCGATCGTAAACTCAAATAAGGGTCCTATCCAGGTAGGTGACATTCGGCCCTCTTACGTCGCGTTGCTTACTTCAACCGGCTCGTCGTGGGTGCTGTTGAATCCGTACCACGGTATCGCTGGGAGTAGTTCGCTTACGCCAGGAGCTTCGGTGATTGCACCTTCGACTCCCGGCGGAGTGCTCTCGGACAACGCGGGGGTGTTGGCGGATTCGACGGCGCTGCCGAGCGGACTGACAATTCCGAGCCCGAACCTGACTGGGACGATCGAGGTTGGCGGCAACGTGATGACTTTCCCCGGCGTTCCGGCGACGCTGGCCAGTCAGGCTGGGCTCACTTTGGCGCTGGCAGCGGCCCTCCCCTCGCTGACGACCTCACAACTCTACGGCGGAACAGGCGCGGCGGGCGCGGCGCAGCATTTTCCGGCGGGAACTAACGTCGAGGCGTCGCTCGGCGTCGCCATGGGAGCCAACGGCGGCATGGCCGGCCTCGGCACGATGGGGACGATCGCGTATGATGGCGATTGGTGGACGGCGGGCAACACCGACGTTAGCAAGGTTCACATCGGCGGGTTCGCTGCGGCCAGCGGGTCGCTTTACACGCTACTCAATGGCGTGACAAGCGGGGATTTCTGCCATGACTATATCATCCACAACGTCCCGACCCCTGCGGGTGGCGTGTGGACCACGACGGACGATTACACCTCGACGAGCTACGCAGTGTGTCTCGGGTCGGATCAAGGGCTGATGTACGCCTTTGAGGCCCCGGCAACGGGCGTGCTCGGCAACCCGCCGGTGTTCGTGACGACGCCGACGTTCGTGTTCAATTGGCTGACGGGGGCAGAGAAAGCCGCTTCGCTAGTGCTTGGCGCTGGTTCGGCGATCACGTCGAGCGGGCCAGGCGGCGCAATGGCGTCGGGGGCTTTTGCTTCGACCGGCACGACGGGGGCAACGATCCCGCTCAACAATGGCGGGTTCACGCAGTCCGGCGCGGCAATCTATAGCGGCACGCTTGCCGAGACCGACGCTGCATTGCCGGCCGTTGCTGCGGGATCACTCGGTCTGGCGGGCGGTCCTACGACTGCGCCGACGCTCGGGGCCAACGACGAAGGCGACATCTACCTCGCGACTGTCAACGGGCTCGTGCATATCGGCAAGGGCTCGACCTACGACGTGAGCCTGCTCGACAGCGCGGGTAGTGTGGCGCTCGGGGTATCGACTGGGACGCTGAACCTCGTCCTCGGCGGCGGCGTCACCGCAGCGAGCCTCGCGACCCCGAGCTCCAATATCGCCGGGACAATCTGTGCGACTTCGGCTGGGGTTTTTCTCTATAATGCCGGGTCGAACTGCTATGCCGGTGGCGGCACCGCGGGCGGCTCGACGACACAAGTCCAGGTCAACACATCCGGAAGCCTAGCAGGCATCACGGGCGTCACATCCAACGGTACGGCGATGACGTTCGCCGACGGCGACGCAATATTGTCTGGGTCGGGGTCGGGAAGCTCCGC